ACCCTCAACCAGAAGATCAACGAGCTCAAGACCGGTCTTGAGGCGAAGATCACTGCGATCACGTCCGAGATCGCTTCCACCAAGGCCCGGATGAGCGGAGTGAGGGACAAGGTCACATCCCTTGAGACCAAGGTCGCTGAGCTGGAGAAGAAGCCTGGTGGTGGGGCTGCGACAGGGGCGACGGTCCTGGTGCTCGGCCCGACAGAGGCCGTTCCGGCAGGCACCAAACCTGGAACGGTGATCGTCCGGAGGAGCAACTGATGGCTGCACCCGCATGGGTCAAGCAAGTCGAGGTGACCGGCGGCACAGCGAGACAGCCCGCTCCCGTGTCGTTGCTCACCTCGGGCGAGAAGGGCGTCGCGCACGATGACTGGGTAGTCATAATCCAGGGTGGCCAGTTCGGCAGCCAGGGCATTCCCGCGTTCATCACCGCTCCGAACTCGGGCTGGCGCGGCAACCAGGCCGCTGGTGTCGCCAGCCGCAGCCTGGGCGTGTGGGCGAAGAAGGTCGATGACGTCGAGGAGTTCTCTCAGCCTCTTGCGGTCGGGGACCCGCGCTCCTCCTATACCGGTCGTCAGCTCGCCACCGTCCTGGTGCTCGACGGGAAGACGGTGAAGTCGTTCAACCTCTCCGACGGTGTGACGGTCAACACGACGAACAGCAACCAGATCAAGACGGCTGTCGCGAAGGCGAACAAGCCGCACCTCCTGGTGAGCCTTCAGCACTACACTTCTGGTGATCGCGCCAGGCCATTTGAGGGTGCCATCCAGACGATCGACGACGGGCAGAAGACCGTGCAGCCCGCACCGAACTCGTCAAGCTCGATCCTGGTGGGCTGGGCCGACAAGGACTACGCCTTCACCGAGGCCTCGATCCAGACCTGCGTGGCCGTCTGGCCGTTCACGGCCGAGGGTCTGGATCCCACCCCTCCGACAGCGGAGAAGCATGAGAACTGGTACATCATCGGCGCCGACGACACGATCCGGGACCAGTATGCGGCACTGACGGTGATCGGGGACGACGGGCAGGAGAAGGGAACCTTGTCGATGGCGGCGATGCCGCGTGGCCTGGCGACCTGGCAGGAGCTCATCGACAGGGACAGGACCGCTCAGAACGGCCAGGGCGACAACACGGATGGGTTCTTCGTGGCTCACAGGGGCGGCAGCAGGTCGTGGGTGGAGCACACCGAGAACGCCTACACGCAGTCCGTGTCGTTCGGTGTGGACGCTCTGGAGTTCTCCTGCAACGAGTCGAAGGATGGGGTGTGGTTCGGTCTGCACAACGCAACCTTCGAGTCGCTTGGCGGCCCTGCGACTGATCCACACACCATGACGTGGGAGGAGATCAAGGCCGCTGTGCCGGCCGACAAGGTTCCTGCGCGTCTGGACTGGTTGCTCGACAGGTACGGGCAGACCCACTGCCTGGTCATCGACCCGAAGTACCGAGCGGGCGAGTGGAAGCGGCTCCTGAAGTACATCACCGACAGGAACGTGACCCCCGCGCAGATCGTTATTAAGTATTACGGCGATTCTAATTGGCTGTTCGAGCAGGCGAAGGCTGAGGGCTGCGGAGCCTGGGGCTACGCATACTCTGCTGACACCTCGAAGCCGTGGTATGACACCTTCAAGAGCTCGACAGGGCCGTTGGACTTCCTGTCGATGCAGTGGGACGCACCTGCGAATGCGGTGAACGACCTACGAGCCTCGAACAAGCCCGTGGTCGCCCACATCCTCGACGACCAGACCCAGTACGTCAGGGCCGCCCAGAAGGGCATGCGCTCGGCGATCGTGGCTGGTGTCAAGGGCGTTCTACAACGCCAGTGCTGATCACCAGAGGCTGACGATGGTCTCGCTCTTAGCGGGGTTCCCGGGTCGGGGCTGTGTGTCCCAGGTCCGGGAGCCCCAATAAGTTTCACCGCACTCGTAAAGATCTTCGAGCATCGAGCCACTGACATTGACGCGGCGGAAGCCGTCCTCCGGATTCACTATCGACACGGGCAGATCCCCCTCGTGCAGGCGCACCTCTTCGAGCTCGGCGATGACGTCGGAGCAAGTCAGTATGCGATCGGGTCCAGCCTTCGACTCCGTCGAGTCCAGGCAGTACGAGCGGTCGCAGTCCTCGTTGCAGGGCTCGACAGGGGCGGGCACGTCCTTCTTGGTGATGATCGGAGAGGCGTTCTCAGCCTTTTTGGCGGGCTTCTGGACCTCGACACGGGCGGGGTCCATCTGATACCGAGAAACAGCCTCCACGAGCTTGCCGAGGGCCTTCTCGTACGACGACAGGGCGAACTCCGTGAACGACAGGGGCTTAGCCTTTCGAACCTTCTTGACCCGACGGACGACCTTGAAGGGGCTGACCCTCAGGTCCATCCTCTTGCCGTTCGCGGTCTCGATGGCAGCGGTCCGGTCGAGGTTCATGTAAAAGAATGTGTGCTTGCGCTGGCCGAAGTAGAACTTGTCGCCCCTGCGGAGCTCGCAGATCATGACGCGCTCGATCTCCTCGGTGAACTCTTCGTCGTCATCATCGATGAACTCGACGACGTTGAGGTACGAGTCCTCCGACATGGCGATGATGAAGGGCTTGTAGGAGGGGGTCATGACCCAGAACTGGATGATGTCGAGGCTCTCGCACGAGTACCGGGGGTCCGACATGACCCGACAGTCGCCGAGCCCCTTGATCTCGATGAAGTCCCGCTTGACGATGCCCCAGCAGTGGACGGGGCGGACCTTGCGTGCCATTTGGTGGTTCCTCTCGGTGTCGAAGTCTGGCGTCGGTCGGGTGATGGCGACATCCGGTTGACCGACAGGTGCAACCCTAGCACGGCACTCCGACAGGGGCAATGCTCGGGAACGTGACACGCCACACACGCGCCCCTACGCGTACGCGCGTACGTGCGCGCGCAGGAAACCCCAAATTCGCTTTTATATACCCTGCATAGAAAAACATGAACCTCGTATAGTAATTTACCCCCACAATAAAGAATTTCACGTAAAAAATTATACTAAGTTCTCTAAATATTATATACAAAATATATAATATATACATTATTATATTTTATATTACGAAGAGAGTTAGAGAGTAATGTAGGTACGTACCTACCTTTGTTTCATCAACCCCGACTTCTCCCCGTCGTTCCAATCAAAAGCCTCTGTCGAGCTCTTCCATGACCAACCGGTTGGTTAAATACAACGAGTGCTACAAAAATGAGATTTCTGGGACCTAGATCCTAAAATTTCAGGCTTTGGTCTTTGGAGCCTGAAAATGAACAGAGGTAAATTTCTATATGTCAAGTTTTCTTGACATTTACATCTTGTATTCAACCGGATGGTCAATATAGGCCGTAGAGTGTGTGCAAGAGCACAGAAATCTCTTGGCCCTGTCACCCTCTGTCGGGCCGCATATGATACAGTTCTATCTGCGACATCCGGGCAACCGGACCAGAACCATCACAACCTCGGAGAGGAACCGATATGCCATTCGTAGCCGGGAAGGATCAGCGGGCCGAGCGCGCGCGGTACAGGGAGGACGAGCTCGTTGTCGAACGGGCCAAGTACGCCGCGGAGCTCCTCAGGAAGCGCATCAGGCGCGAGGGGGTCATCCAGTCCCAGTACTGCCAGGTCTTCGGGTTCAAGGCCCAGCAGACGATCCACAACCACTTCCGCTCGGGGAAGGTCACGCTGATTGACCTTATCCGCATCGTCAGCACCCCGGGGTTCGACATCAGTATCGACGACGTGCTCCGGACGGCCATCAGCATCATCCAGAGCACTGTGGATGTCGAGCTTGATGAGGACGGGGTGCCCGTTCCCAGGCCGCGGAGGCGTCGGAAGCCGAAGAAGGACCAGGAGGCTAAGCTCACGACGGAGAAGGCTCCCGCGAAACCGGCGCTGAAGGGCACCGAGGTCGATGAGGAGCTCTTCCTGTCGAAGGACTACAGCAGGTTCGCCAACCTCTTCAAGCAGGCTTCCGGCGAGGAGGACGACTGATGGCGCGCAACCTGGAGGACGATCTGAACGAGAAGATCGACAGGGCCATCCTGGAGGAGGCGCAGAAGCCTCGTAGGGAGCGCCTGTCGAACGTTGCCCTGGGCCGGATGTTCGACGTTAATGAGACCACCATCAGGAGGCACAAGCAGGCGCTCCAGAAGGCGCTCAGGCTCCCTGTCGAGCAGGACAGGGACGAGTTCTTCGATATTCCGGTCAACGCCATCACGCAGCGCCGGCGGACCGTGAGGCTGGAGGACGGTTCGTACGAGCGAGTCACCTACAATCCCGCTGTCGCCGTTGCTGAGGATGTCCGGGAGGCCTCCTACGAGGAGCTGGAGAAGGTTTTCGACCGGGCCGTGCTCTCAGTGGCGCCCAAGGTCGAGGAGAATCGCCCCAAGACCTTGGTCGTGTGTCTGTCGGATTTTCAGGTGGGCAAGACGGATAGCCTCGGCGGGACGCAGGAGACTGTGAACCGCGTTATGAATACTCTCAAGCGGATCACCGAGTGGATTCAGGCCGAGGGCTCCTATGAGGAGATCATCGTCGCGGATGTTGGGGACGTCTGCGAGGGCTTCTGGAACGCCACCTCGCAGCAGCAGACCAACGACCTGTCGCTCACCGACCAGATTCGTGTCGCCCAGCGTCTGATGGCCGAGGCGGTCGCCATGTTAGCCCCGCTGTGCACTCGGATGACGTACGTGTCGATTCCTTCAAACCACTGCGCCGTGCGGACTGGTAAGGGTAACGACAACCGGGCCAACTCACCAGATGACGACTTCGGGCTCCTGATCGCGGACACCATTCAGGCGATCATGTCGGGCCGGGAGCCGTTCAGCCATGTGAACTTCGCCAAGCCTCAGAAGTGGGAGGAGGCCGTCACGGTGGAGACAGCCGACGGGACCGCCGTGGGCTTCACTCATGGCCATCTGGCGGGCTCTCAGGCGAAGATTCCGTCCTGGTTCAGGGACCTCGCCTTCGGACACCGCAGTGGCCTTCACGAGGCCTCGATCCTGGTTCACGGCCACTTCCACAACTTCGGTGTGTCGCTTGTGGGGGACAACAAGTTCATCATTGGATGCCCGACTGCGGACAACGGCTCCTCATGGTTCACGAATCGCACTGGGGATGCCACTGATCCGGCCCTGTTGACCTTTGAGGTTCAGGACAAGAAGGCCAAGAGATGGGAGCTCTGGTACGAGTGATCTTTGTTGTAGGTTTCCTCATGATCGTGGCGTTCGTCATGATTGCGGACGAATATGAGGGTGATTAGTAATGTTGTGGACTCTCTCAGTTCTCGCGGCCTGCATCCTGTCGGGTGGGCTTGGATACTTCGTCGGGTCGGAGGTGAAGGGCATGCGCGATGAGGCCATTTTCGTGGCGTTCCTCAAGGAGGTCTCCGACGAGTCCGAGCAGATGAAACTCCTTCTGGATTTGGATGACTGATGAAGGGTCGTTCGGTTCCGGCTCTCAGCGCCCTGTCGTACGCTTACGGCAGAGGGCTGGGGGCCGAGTCGGTCGAGGAGCTGCTGGGCTTCTGGGCCTGTTATGTTTTCGGCTCCCAGTGGCGAGTGATAGGAATTCTCAATGAAAAGAACCGCAGAAGAGCAGAAGGCTATTGATCTCCAGCGGAAGAGCCTGGTCATCCGGGCCCTCCTGAGGGGCAAGCCGCGCAGCGAGGTGGCGGAAAGGTTCCAGCTCTCTGAGGCCGAGGTCTTCCGAATTGAGGAGGACTACTACTCCAGCCAGGAGTCGCTCTCCGAGCACGCTCAGCTCATGAAGCAGCTCACCCGCCTTGAGAAGCTCCTGGATGCGCTCTGGGACTCCGTTGTCGAGAATCCTCTGGCGACCAACCCGGATAACATCAAAACGGCACTGGCGACTATCGAGGCCGTCAGCGATTTGGCGGGGCTGAAGAAGACGAAGGTCGAGGCGGAGATCAAACTTATCCAGCAGCAGCAGATCCCGGTCATTGTTGCCTTTGTCGAGTCCGTTCAGAACAACATGGAACAGCATTTGTTCCCTCTTCTTACAAAACGGGGTCAGAAGCAGCTCGAAGCGCACCGTGAGGAGTGGCTCGCAGACGCCACATCCAGCTCGGCGGGTATCTTGGAGGAACCCAAGGCTGATATGACCATTTGAGTGTGAGCAACAACATACTCTGAAGGGTCAACAGGCCTCTAAGGTGTGCTACTATTATCCATGCAGGCAGGGGGTGCGACACCGCTTCGGCGGCCCCTGGAGCGTTTAGCCTTTCGGCTCTCGCCCATCTGGTGTTTTCGGTTCCGCCAGATGGGCGATCCTGTTTTTATAGACTTGTTTCGAAGGAGGGCCGATGGCGGAGAAGATAGACTTCCGGGCTGTCGCAGATCAGTTCGGTACGCGCTCTCATGAGCGAGCAATGAGGGAGGATCCTGTTCTTTGGGCCAAGGACAGGCTCGGCGATCATTTGTGGTCGAAGCAGCGTGAGGTTCTTCACTCTTTGCAGACTAATAAGCGCACCCTTGTTGCATCTTGTCACGCTTCAGGTAAGACTTTCCTCGCCTCTCGGGCTATCGGGTGGTGGCTCGACGCGCACCCGCATGACCCCACCGAGACCCGTGTGATCACCACGGCGCCCTCGTGGAACCAGGTGAAGAATGTCATGTGGTCCTATGTCGAGGACCTCCAGAGCAAGGCGAACATGCCGGGCCGGATTACCGGTAAGGCGGAGTGGACCTTCCCCGGCTTCAAGACGGCCACCGCATTTGGTCGTAAGCCGGCGGACTATGACGAGTCCACCTTCCAGGGGTTCCACTCCACTTATGTCCTCGCCGTTGTCGATGAGGCCGGTGGCGTGGCGGAGAACATCTTCACCTCTGTTGAGACCATCACCACGAACAAGCATGCCCGCATCCTCGCTATCGCGAACCCGGATGACCCGAACTCGTACATGGCGAAGATTTGGCGCGACGAGTCAAAACTCCCGCCCTCCGAGCGGAAGTGGAACCTCATCACCATCTCGGCTTTCGACACGCCGAACTTCACCGGGGAGGAGGTGCCTGAGAAGGCTCAGGACAACCTGCTTCAGAAGGAGTGGGTCGAAGATGCTGAGCGCCGGTGGGGCAAGGATGATCCTCGCTACGTGTCGAAAGTCCTCGCCAGGTTCCCTGACATCGGTGACGACGGGCTGTTCAATCTCGGTCGGGTTCTCCAGTCCATGAACGAGTGGGCTGACGACGAGTGGAACACGACAGCTCCGATCCACATTGGGGTTGACGTCGGTCTGTCCACCACCGGTGACTTCAGTGTCATCTCCACCTGTCAGGACGGCCATGTCGAGGTCGTCGAGCGGGTGAAGGGCTACGACGGGAACAGGCTCTCCCGGCTCATTGGGCAGCACGCCAAGCGCCTGAGGGCAGATGGGCTCGACGTGGACATCCGCATCGACGCCGTGGGTGTCGGGCGTGGGGTCCAGGCGGTCGTCGACAACCACGTGCCCGAGGAGATTCCGATCTACTGGATCGTCGGTAATGCAGCTTCGCCGGACAACCTGAAGTGGTACAACTTCCGCGCAGCGATGTACGACTCCGTCGCTCAGGCGATCAATGTCGGCGAGTTGTCGGTTCCACCTGATGAAGCCTCTGGTGAGAAGACCGAAGGGCTCTTCGACGAGTTCCGCTCGATCCTCTACGAGTACAGAGGAACCAAGCTCCTGATCCGAGGGAAGGATGAACTGAAGAGGAAGGGTGAGCCTTCACCTGACGTCCTGGACTCGATCTGTTATGCGGCGATGCCGAGCAACCTTCTAACAGATGGGGCTGACTCTCTCATTGAGGCTGATACCCTAATGGAGAGTACGGATTCCGAGTACTCACCTATTGACGAGTGGGGTAATGAGGAGTGGACCTTCGCCCCAGCCTGAGGAGTTGAACTGTGAAATTTGGCACATTTCAGATTGGCGGGTCCACCCAGCGCGTCCAGGCCCGACTGACCGAGGCGTCCAAGGCGTACGCCGCGGTTACCCGTGGGGCTGTCGCATCCCTCAACCGGGAGGACATCGGCTGGTCCCGCTGGGGCGATGAGGACGCCACTTCCGATGTGGTATCTCTCACGGTCATCAAGGAGCACTCGCTGAGGGCTCGTAGGCTCGCTGCCTACAATCCGCTCGTCAAGCGTGGTATCGGCATTCGCAACGCATACATGTGGAGTGAGATTCCTCGCATTTCCGGGATCAAGACTCCCGAGACCGCGGCGCTCTACGACACCGTCCTCTCTCGCACGGCTCGAGCCCGGGACGAGGCGGCCTTCTGCACCGACGGAATCGTGCTCTACACCGTCCGCCGGACCGACAAGCGAGTAGCACCCGTGCCCCTGTCGCGCATCCGCGGCATCGCCCGAGCCCTGGACGCCACCGATGAAGCCGACATCTTCGCCTTCCTGATTGACCCCGTGCCCGTGTCGGACACCCTCTCCACAGCGGAGCAGGAGCGACGTAAGCCCGAGTGGCACGTTGTCAATGGCAAGGACTGGGCCCCGGTCAAGGACGAGAAGGGCTACAGGACCGTTCATGAGGACCGGGTCGTCTACGAGATGGTTAACCGCCAAATCGGTGAGCAGTGGGGCAAGCCTGAACTCATGGGCGCCGTGTACTGGGCACAGGCCTACAAGGAGTTCCTTGAGGCCTCGCACGTCATGACCAAGGCCCTCGCCCGAATTGCGTTCAAAGTCACATCTGCAACAGCTAAGCAGCAACAGGCCGTCATTCAGCAGATGTCGAACGCTCAGGGCATCGGTGGTCTCGCTTCACTCGGCGCGGGCCAGGAGTTCACCGCCGTTTCCAAGGCCGGGGCGGGCATCGACTTCGGGGCCGGTACCCCGCTCGCCTCTATGGTCGCCAGCGCGCTCGATGTGCCCCTGTCGGTTCTCCTCACGGACGGTTCGGCTGGCGGGCGACAGGGTGCTGAGACGGCCCTGGAGGACCCCACCTTCAAGGCTTTCGAGTTCCGCAGACAGATTCACAAGAGCCTCATCCAGAAGATTTTCCTCGCCCTCGGCCGGAAGGTAGAGGTCGAGCTTGCGCCCCTGTCGAACGAGCTCATTCAGCGCTGGGGTCAGGTCGTCACCCTCGGTCTACAGAACGGGATTCTTCACAAGACCGAGGCGCGCAGCCTCTTCCTCGACAGGCTCCAGCCGATCAACGCCAGGCCGATCAACGATCTGCCCGTGTCGGAGGAGATTCTCGCCGCGAAGAGCCTGGCCGACCCGAACGCCGTGCAGGACAGCGTCGCCAAGAAGAGCAACTCTCGCACCGGTGTGGGCGCTATGTCGGATGGCACGAATGCCAACCGCGACGAAGCCGGTGGCGAGACTCTCGCCTGAATGAAAAGGAGTTCCTGAAATGCGCACGGAGTACAGGTCTGCTTTCCATGGAGGGGTGACCGCTCTTCTGGAGGCGGCCACTCCGGACGTGCTGTCCGGGGAGAAGCCCGGTCGGTACCGCATCCGAATCATCTGCCCAGGGCAGGGCTCTAGTGGCACTTACTCGGAGGCCAACCTCGCAGCCTCTGTCGGACACTTCCCCGCTGGGACGCAGATGTTTATGGATCACCCGTCGAAGGATGAGGATGTGAATCGCCCCGAGCGATCCGTGAAGGACCTCGCGGGGCGGTTGGTGACCGACGCCGTTGTCGGTCTCGATGGAGCACTATACGCCGAGTGCGAGGTGTATCCGTCCTTCAACGACATCATTCGCGAGAAGTGGCAGGACATCGGTGTGTCGATCAACGCCTGGTCGGAGAACGGTCTGGATGCTGACGGCATTGTACCGGTATTCGATGGAGTCACTTCTGTAGACTTCGTAACGAAGGCGGGCGCAGGTGGCGCTTTGCTGGAGGTGCTGGAATCCCAGCGCGTCAGTTCCGATGAGGAGAACCATATGAACGAGGAGACGATCCGTCAGGCCATCGCCACTGCGGTGACCGAGGCTCTCGCCCCGCTTCTTGAGCTTCTCGCCAAGGACAATCTTCCGGGAGAGCAGCCGGTCGCCCCTGAGGCTCCCACCGGCGAGGCCCCGGGCGAGGACCCTGAGCGGAATCCCGAGGAGCCCGCGGACAAGCCCGAGGCCCCTGAGCCGACCCCCGAGCGCAAGCCCGAGGCGCCCGGCGAGAAGACCGACGACAAGCCGCCCGCTGCTTCGGGTGAGAAGAAGCCCGATGACGACGAGGACGAGAAGAAGCGCAAGGCCCGCAAGGAGTCCGCTGCCGAGGCCTTCGTCATCGCCACCCGCCTGCTCGACTCGGGCCTGCCCTCTGTCGCCCAGAAGCGGGTCATCGAGGCCGTCGAGTCCGGCACTGAGCTGAAGGAGGCCATCTCGGCCGAGCAGCACTACCTGACTTCGGTCAAGGCATCCACGGCCGGGGAGATTCGTGAGTCGTCCTCCGAGCCTTACAAGATCAAGAACTTCAAGTGAGGTAAGGAGATCACTATGACTCAGGTAAACACCTTCGGGGCCAAGAAGATTTCTGATGTTCAGGTCTTCGAGTACGCCGACACCCTGTCCCTCCCCGTTGACCTGTCGAAGTTCGGCAAGAGCCACATCGGTGATGTCGTCCAGGTCGGTGGCCTGCTCGGTGTCCTCGTGACCGAGATCGCCCCCTCCGCTCAGGACCAGGCCAAGCTCGGTCAGGACCCGCTGTGGAACCCGCTGACCAAGCCGACCTGGGGCAACAATGGCCCCGGCTACGCCTCGGTCCGCATCTCTGGCGGTGTCTTCAAGCTCCAGGTCACCCTGACCGGTGCCGGTGTTGAGCCGGGCGCGCTGATCTACGCGAAGCCCGCTGCCAACGGCAAGATGGAGCTCACCAACGACAAGACCACTGGTACCGCCGGGCTTGTCGGGTACGCCTACTCCAAGGTTTCCAGTACGGGCGCCCAGACGGTTCCCGTCATCCTCGCTCGCTGAAAGGAATGATGGGACAAAATGTTCACGTCTTACACTGAGTTCGCCAAAACTCTTGAGTCCGCTATCGGTGGCGACCGGGCGGCCCAGGGCCAGTTGAAGAACGCGATCCTGGAGGCCGATTCCTCTCGCGACCGCGGCACCTTCCGTGAGGCGGTCACTTCGGATATGCTCGCCCCCTGGTTCACTCAGGCCGTGCAGCCCGCCTTCGAGGACGCCTACAAGGATCAGGAGGAGACCTGGAAGGAGTTCGCCAGCGAGGAGCTGCTGAACGACTTCCGCCCGGTCCAGCTCCTGTCGCTCGACCACGACATCGACGCCACCCTCCTGCGGGACAACGGCGGCTTCGTGGCCCCGGCCGGCACCCTGCCGAAGATTCCTGAGCTCACCCCGTACCCGACCTTCGGCTACAAGGCCTCGGGCCGCTGGATCGATACCGCCAAGCATGGTGCTCGTCTCCAGTTCTCCTGGGAGGCCTTCATCAACGACGACTATGGCCTCATCGAGCGGTTCCCCTCGGACGCCGCCAAACTGGCTGCTCGTACCGTTGACGCTGCTTGCTACGGCGCATTGTTCTCGCTCGACCCGAGTGCTCCGGGCTTCAACTCCGGTGTGATCTCCGACTCGCTTGGCACTACCCTGAAGGCTCGTGCGGCTGACGGCGTTCTGATCAACAACAACGTTCCGAAGAACGCCCCCCTGTCGTATGACGCCATCAAGGCTGCCATGCAGCAGGTCGCCGAGACCAAGGTCGATGGCCGGTACGTCACCGTTCCGTCCTACGTCCTCCTGGTTCCCCCGGCTCTGGAGAACCTGGCCAACATGGTGGTCAACACCCGCACTGTCGAGCGCGTTATCGGCGGGCAGAAGGCGGGCGACCAGATGAAGTTCATCGAGGAGAACGGCCTGACCGCCAAGGTCAAGGTTGTCGTCTCCGACCTGGTCGCCATCCTCGGTGGCGCTCAGCAGGGCGGCACCAACTGGGTCCTCGCTCCGGCCGGCGGTCGCACCTCCGCCAAGCGCACCATCGTCCGCACCGCGCTCCGCGGCTACGACAAGCCCGAGCTGCGTGTGAAGAACGCTGGTGGCCTGTACCTGGGCGGCGGCGAGGTTCCCTACACCGCTGGTTCGTTCGACAACGACGACGCTCAGGCCCGCGTCCGCCTCACCACAGGTGCCGGGGTCCTCAACGTGGAAGGCCTGATTGGTAGTACGGGTAAGGGAGTCTGATCTCTCGTTTTCGAGATACACCCCCTCTTGATCTTTCAGGAGGGGGTGTACTGTATGTGTATGAAGATTTGTTCTGTATGTGGGTGCCCTAGAAAGTCACGAGCGCGAGGGTGGTGTAAGTTGCACTATCAACGTTGGAAGAAATGGGGTGATCCAGAGCACATACCTCCACGGGGCGCAAAGACGACGATCGCGGAGCGGTTCGCAGTGTCGGTAGATAGAACAGGGCAGTGTTGGGAGTGGCAGGGTTGCCACGATCGGGAGGGGTATGCCCGAACAGCTTACAAGAAGAAAAACGTATTACTACATCGATGGGCGTACGAGCACTTCGTTGGGCCGATCCCCGAAGATTATGTGATTGATCACATTTGCCACAATAAAGGTTGTGTCAACCCGCGACATCTTCGAGCCTGTACAGTGCAAGCGAACTGCCAGAATCGTCTGCGCGCCAACAGAGACAATCGATCGACAGGGCGGCTCGGAGTCAAGAAGACCCAAGCAGGTCGATTTGAAGCTACAGTCAAGATTAACTCGATACTCAGTAGCTTGGGCTCGTTCGACGATCTTGAGGTTGCAGCCTGGACCGCTCTTAGGGCACGCCAAGAACTGTATGATCTTCCAGAGGCCTGATCCACGCGACATCCCTATCGCGGTCCCTCGGAACCCCGCTCCTGTCGAAAGGGCGGGGTTCCGCTGTAAACTACTGTAAAAGCGTTGACAGAAGGAGACACCATGGCGTCCCTGGACTACAGCCAGCCGGTCAATCAGGTGCGCCTGCTGATCCCTGACATTGTCAAGTTGGAGGACCCCAAGGACCTGCGGAAGCCGCCGTCCTACCTCTTCAGCGACATGGAGCTCTTCGGCTTCCTCGCCATCGAGGGTGGCAATGTCAAGAAGGCCGCCTCCCGTGCCCTCATGGCGATCGCTACATCCGAGACGCTGATCCTAAAGGTCATCTCCACCGACAATAAGTCCACCAACGGTGCGACGCTGGGAGCTGAGCTCCGGGCGCAGGCCAAGAGGCTGTGGGACGAGGCCAAGGAAGCTGAGGTCGCCGATCTCGGGTTCGATTTCCTGCCCGGTGTCGTCCCTCCAGGGGAGGACTGGGCATGGCACTGAGCGTTCTGCACAACAAGGACCCCCGCTTCGATTCGGGGGCGTACTGGCCCCTGGGCTTGTTCTGCAATTGCCTCGTGGTCGTCACGGAGCCCCCGGGCACTAAAAGCCACGAGTGGACAGAGGACGGCCCTGTCGATATCCCTCCGAAGGAGCTTTGGAAGGGTTACGCGGCGGTCAATCCGAACATTGCCTGGCGTGCCCGCGATCGCCGGTCGGCTTATGACGACACCGCGGTTCACGCCTATTACGTGCACCTGAACCACATCGACAAGAACCTGCTCGTGCCCAAGGAGAAGTGGGGCGACAGGTCACTACGGTTCGTGCCGGGTTATGGACAGATCGTCCGGGTGCTGGAGAACAACTCCGACCCGAGGAACGTCGGCCTTCGCCTTGTCGTGCGTAACGCCCCGTCGGACTCCGACTACTGGCAGCCAACTCTGCTGTGCGACATCGACGTGGACGACTCCAAGGGCGGGACGCACTGATGGACCTCGTTCGCGCGGAGTTGAGGCGAAAATCACAAGACCTCAATCAGGTTACGAGCGGACTCAGCCGATTCCAGGAAAAGGTCATCACCGATGCGTTCCGTGCTGCTGAGGCCGCTGCGAAGGCCGGGGGTGATGTTGTCATCAGGACAGTGGATACCTCCGGTGCGGGAATGCCTTACAAGCACGACCCCACTACGGACGCTCGTGTGTGGACCGGGCATATGCGTTCGACAGCAGCTGATGGGCAGGGCTACAGAGTTAATGTGAGAAATGTCTCCGGCGGGAAGTTCTCGGCCTCTGTCGGATTCACCGACGCCGACGAGAAGTACATCGGCTACCAGGAGGAGGGCACTGCGAAGCTCCTGGGGATGCTTGCTCTCCAGTCCGCACGCACAGCCACTGATCAGGCGATGAAGGAGGCCGGATTCTGATGCTTGAACCCTTCGAGGGCGCCACTGTCGAGAAGTTCGACGAGGCCGCCATGAAGGAGTTGGAGACCCTCAAGGGTGTGCGGGTCTTCGATTCGCTCCGCCCCGATGGCGACAACGATGGCAAGGATTACGTCGTCTACATGCCCGGTGACGTGACGCCCGGAGCCATGAGGAAGTACGGCTCGATCGTTGGTGTGACGCAGGCCGCGGTGATTCACCAGTTCGGTGTGCTCATCTCCTCCGTGTCGCCCAAGGCTCGGAATCATCTGCTCGCCGCTGTTCGCAGGCGGTTGTTGGGCTTCCAGATCCCAGGAACGAGTGAGGCCTTCGAGACCGGGGCGCTCAACTCGTACGGGAACACGGATAGTACCGTAAGACCGGTTCGATACACTTCTTACGTCACCTTCCAGGTGACGGTGGACAGGAGTGTGTGATGCCAAAGTACGCGACCGTTGAAGGTGTGGTCTTCGAGTACACCGAGGACTACGCTAATGCGATTAACACCGATGGCCGCTTGACTCGTGTCCCCGACGACACCCCTGTGTCGCCCCGGGAATGCTGCGGGGGCACTGGTTGGATCGTCAACGGCGAGGTTGTTCATCTCGGCGATGGCGCCCCGCACAGCAATTATGTTCCTCGTCATAGGAAGGACGACTGATCATGGCACAGGCTGCCGTTAAGAAAATGATGCCTCCGGGGACCACGATCTGGTGGGTCCCGATCGCGGACGCCCCGACGGTCAAGGATGTCGTCAAGGCCTCGCTCTACAATGCCACCCCGGTTGGTGGTGGTGGTGGTACCCCGACTCCGGCGAAGGCCAAGGACATCTCCTGCGCTGTCGTCTCGGGCTTCACCCTGAACCCGACTGACTCGGAGACGGACGACACCACAACCATCTGCGACTCCGCCGCGTCCAACACGCCGACTCGTGACGCCTATGAGGCCTCTCTCACCTTCCTGCGTGAGGCCCTCGACGAGGCCTCCGGCAAGGGCAACCCGGACTCCCCCGCCTCTGTCGCGTTCGAGCTGTTCAAGAAGGGTGGTGTCTCCGCCAACGTCACCGGCTGGCTGGTGAAGCGCATCGGCTACAAGAACACCACGGCGGCCAAGGCTGGCCAGCTCGTTTCCGCGTTCCTCGTCATGCCCGACAACCCGCGTGACGAGGTCGGTGAGGGCAAGCAGCCCATCCAGATGACTGTTCCCTTCCTTCCTCAGGGCACCATGGTCATCAACGAGCCCCTCGTCTGATATCGTCGGGTTCAACCTTCCTGAGTCAAAAGCCCCGCTCTCACAAGGAGCGGGGCTTTTGGTATGCTTATCCAGACCGATTGACGAATCGAAAGATTGGATGATTGATGTCTGACGACAAGCTGACTTCTGCTGAGACCGAGGACGAGCTCCTCGACCTCGATGGGCTTCTCGACAACGTGAAGCAGACCCAGCGGGAGGTCACCGTCTACCCGGATGCCACTCTCGCCCAGCGGGCCATGGAACTTCAGGAGCAGATTCTCGAAGAGCGTCAGTCCACCGAGAAGCCGGTGCGCGCGCTCAACGAGAAAACTCCGGAGGCCGAGCTGGCTGAGGTTCTGAAGAAGATGGAGAAGACTGCCATCGTCTTCACTCTCCGTGCTCTGGCTTCTGCTGAAATCTCTGCCATCCGCAACCACATCGTGGCGACCGTTCCAATCAAGAAGAACGCCACCGCCGATGAGACCAATGAGCTCCGCGAGACTCGGCAGCAGATCGCCTACGAGCACTACCTGTCGCACTCTGTGATTGGCATCAAGTCTGGAGGTAAGTCCAAGAAGGGCCTGACCTCTCGCGAGGCTGCCAAGATGCGCCAGCGCCTTCCTGAGGCCGAGTGGGTCAAGCTCATCGAGGGCTTCGACAAGACGCAGGTCGCCACTGCGGCTCTGGAGCAGGTGATGGCTGACCCCACGTTTCGTTGGGCCATCACTGACGAGGAAGAGTAACCAGAAATTCGTCATCGCCCTGAAGACCGCCTGGCACTCGCACCTCCCACCAACGCTCTATCTCCCCTCTGTCGGTAGGTACAGTAGGTCCGTTCCGGTCTGGGATGAGATCGACAACGATTGGAGGCGCGAACCCTTGCCACAAGACTTCAGGAACGAGCTCGACGTCCGTTTGGAGATGGCCTGGCAGTACTACACCGACTCCTGCTGTCCCAAGTGCGGCACCCCGGTTTGGTACGGACGGACTACCGACAATAGGGTTCAGTTCGACATTCAGGACACCATCTGCTATGGATGCGAGACCCTGGAGAAGGATGAGGCAGATAGGGAGCGCCGCAAGGAGCGGAAGCAACCTGGCGTGACCAAGATCGCCGTTCCTGTCGGAGTCTCCTACGACGAGACCGGCGAGTTCGAGCCCTTGCCGACCCCATGGGAGGCTATGGCCTCTGTCCCGACCTGACGCGGGGCTATGAAACCCGGATTGATATTCTTGGTGGTATCAATCCGGGTTTTCTATTAAGGGGACGACAGTGGCCGACCAGTCGAAGCTCTCGTACGAGGTTGAACTCGACGCCTCCGGTTTCATCCAGGGCTCCTCTAAAATCCAGTCCTCCGCCGCACAGGCCGTTAACGCGGTCGGTGCGATGGGTGCCGCCATGAAGTCGCTCACACAAGCGAGCCGTGGCGGTTCTTGGATGGACAAGAACATCATGTCTTCGTCCGATGCGAAGGCGATGTCCACCAACATTCAGGTCTACCAGCAGGCCGCTAAGCTCACCAAGGACCTGACCGCTGCCTCGCAGGCCCTCGGACGGACCGACGTCTCCTCGACCATCAAGGCCACCACAAGTGCCATCGAGGGCATGTCGCAGGCCCTCAACAACGCCACTATTGCCGACAGCAAACAGGTCTCCGCTCTGAAGGAGCAGGTGGCCCTCTACGAGCGCATGGCTCGTGTCGCCAAGCAGCTCGGTACTGACATGAGTGGCATGTCGAGGAATTCCGGTATCGACAGCAACCTGGGCGGGCGCTCCAAGACTGAGATCGAAGCTCAGCGCCAACTCAATGAGGTCCGCAAGCAGGCTCGTGAAGCCGCTCTGGAGCAGGCTGTCACCGAGCAGAAGGCCACCGCCGCCACGACCGCGGGCGCTTCTGAGCGTGTCGCCGCGCTTCAGCGCGTCATCGACGCGGAGCAGAAACTCGCGGAGGTCACCGACAAGGCCTACGCAGCGCAGTACCGCAAGGCCGCGAACCAGTCCGCGATCCAGACCAACCAGGCCGCTGTGGACACCGGCCGCGCCGCCGCGAAGCTGGAGGCCGCTGCGGAGCAGGACAGGGCCGCTGCCCTCCGCGCCTCTGTCGCCGCCGCCCACGAGGCCGTTCAGGCGAACACCGCTCATATACACTCGCTGGAGAACATGCGGTTCGCCTCGCAGGAGGTCCGCAATAACCTGGCGGTGCTGGCCGCCGGGGTGACTGCACTCGCCACCTCTGTTGTCAAGGCCGCAGCCGATCAGGACCGCGCTTTCGCTGACATCGCCCGTACGACCCAGCTGGACCAGACCAGCGGGGCGCTCCAGGCCCTCCGTGATCAGTACCGGCAGATGTCCACCGACATCTCCAAATCCTTCTCAGAGCTCTCGCAGATTGGCACGCTCGGTGCACAGATGAACATCCCCGCGGAGAAGCTGGGCGACTTCACCCGCGCTGTCGCTGAGTTCTCCATGGTGACCGGCACCACGACTGAGAAGGCCTCCGAGGACTTCGGCCGACTGATCAACACCTTCAGCCAGGCTGGGATGGCCCTGAACGGCGGCGACAAGGCCTACGAGCAGATGGCTTCCCAGGTCGCTGAGCTCGGTGCGAAAGCGGTCGCCACCGAGGATGAGATCCTCACGATGGCGAACAGCATCTCGACCACTACCGTGTCGGCCGGCATCGGACAGGATGCCACTCTCGCCTATGCTACGGCGCTGACCTCCGTCGGGGTGAAGGCCGAGTGGGCCCGCGGTTCGCTTCAGCGCATCTTTGGTAACTTTAACAAGGCCGCTGCCCAGGGTGCTGAGGGCATGGCAGACTTCGCTCAGCAGATGCACATCTCCAACGAGGAGGCTCTGGAGCTCTGGAAGAACGACCCCTCGAAGTTCTTCAACCAGCTCATCGAGTCCATCTCCAAGGCCGGGAACGGCGTGGAGATGACCCAGATGCTCTCCGACATCGGCCTGAAATCCACCCGCGACATCGAGCTCGTGAAGCGTCTCGCGGTGAACTTCGACCTGCTCAAGGAGACCATGGACAATTCCGCCGAGGCCGGTTCGAACACCGGCTTCCTGGAGCAGTCCATGGAGAAGCTCAACGCCACCATGACGGAGACCATTGCGCAGACCAAGAACGCGCTGGAGAACATGATGGCTTCCTTCGGCGAGCCCTTCCTGGCCCCACTGAAGCTGATCCTGGATGGTGTCCAGGCGCTTGCCAACGCCCTGTCGAGCTTGGGGGAGACTCCGGTCGGCCGAGTCATCGCTGCCTTCGCGGGCGGCGTGACGATCTTCATCGCCCTCCAGACCGGTGCCAAGCTCCTCCAGGCGGGCGTCTTGTCGGTCGCCTCTTCGATGATGCAGGTTCGCAAGAACATGGTCGAGGCGGGCCTCTCGGGGCAGTTGTCCTGGAGCAACATTGCCAAGGCCATTCAGCAGGCCAACGCAGCCCTGTCCGAGCAGCCCGCCCTGTACGCCCGCGTGAAGGCCGCTCAGGCAGAGGTCGCCCAGCAGCGCCTCACCGGGAGCACTGCGGGTACATCGGCTATGTCGGCTGGCGCTACGGCCTCCGAGGCCGCGGCCCATAATGCGGCTACGACAGCCATCAAGGCTGAGACCGCTGCTCAGGAGAGCCTGGGCGCAGCGCGCAGTATGGCCTCTTCTGCGGCTTCCGCATCCACTGCTGCTACCCGGACTATGGGTGCAGGTATTTCGGCCGTCTCCGGGGCTATGGCAGCCGCAGGGACCGCCGTGAAGGGCTTCTTCGCCTCGCTCGGCCCGGCTGGTTGGGCTTCCCTCGCCCTGTCGGCCCTGCCGGCGATCGCCGAGGGCTACAACCAGATCGCCAATGCGGAGGAGATCGCCGCTGAGAAGGCTCAGAAGGCTGGCGCGGAGACTCTCTCGGCTCTAGGGGGCGCGGCTGAGGTTCAGAAGGCTGTTCTCACTGATACTCAAGAAATCGCCAATGGGTCGCAGCGTAGCCTCGGGGACCTGATGATCTCTGCGGATGGTGCGGGATCCTCCTACAAGAGCGCCGCGGAGAAGTCCTACTACTTCGTGAACGCCCAGGGCGAGATCGTCCGAGCCACTCGTGAGGTCGCTCAGCAGATGGGCTACACCACGCTTCAGATCGGCAAGAACACTGCCGAGCTCATCCGTAATGCGATCGCTGGGTCTGAGGGTTTCAAGAAGCTTACGGGGGAGCAGCTGAACGCCCTGAAGAATGTCGGTTTCGACTGGGGTGAGTATGCCAGGAAGGCTGCGACGGAGGGTCAGGAGTCAGCGAACGCTTATGTTCAGGGCTTCATCGATCAGCTTAACAAGAAGAAGTCCGAACTGTCGGGCTCCAATGCACCCACCCTCATGGACCCGAATTCGCAGGCGGTCAAGGGCAAGCATATAGACACCATTAACAACGAGACCGACGCGATCAATAACCAGATCAATGCCCTGAAAGGTCTTCAGGACGCCAATGGCAACGTCGGTGCTGCGGTTCAGCAAGCTATTGGCTCGCATGATGCCCAGCAGCAGATTCTCAAGGGTCTGGGCCTGTCGGCGGATGAGGCCAACGGCGCCCTTGAAGGGATGAACGGCACTGCGGATAGTAACGCTAGCGCTGCCGACAAGGCCTCGGAGGCCTGGGACAAGTGGAAGTCGGCTGTGGACTCGGCGATCGACAGAGCCTTCGGGTTCGAGAATGCCGAGGCCGCCATGTTCGATGCTCTGGACAAGTTCAACCAAGGCCTCCAGGACAACGGCAATGTGATTAATACCACGACTGAGGGCGGTAGGCAGAACCTTCAGAACCTTCAGACCTACCTGAAGGCCGTGGCGGAGAACGCCATGCAGGTCGCTCAGAACCTGGGTCTGACTGGTGCGGAGGCTCAAAAGTACGTTCAGGAGTACGTGCAGGCCGCCATCGACCAGCTCGGCCAGCAGGGCATCGATACCTCGCAGGTCCAGCAGGCCATGAACAACGTCGGGGCCATGCTCGGCCAGACGATGCCCGGTCCGCAGGTGGACAACACTCCGACCCAGCAAGGCGTTGACCAGGCTCAGCAGATCGCCCAGCAGGGTGTTGGGGCTGTTGCTGGTACGACAGGACAGACGGTCCCCGGTATCGAGATCGATCCTTCGGCCACCCTGTCGAGCGTGCAGGAGCAGCTCGGCATCAGCGAGCAGGGGATGTCGGACATCTACAATGTCTTCAACCAGACGATCCCCGGCGCGAACATCGACGGTTCGACGACGTTCTCCGACCTCCAGAAGATGCTGAGCGCCTCCGATCAGGACATGGGTGTTCTCTGGCAGATCATCTCCAAGAACATCAATGGCCCTGGAGTCAACTACAACGGGCTCAAGATCGATCTGAAGAACATGAAGGTCGAGACCGACTCCGTTGTCGGACAGATCATTCAGCGCCTGTCGCTCGCCAAGGCGATGCTCGCAGGCGCCAAGACCGGAGCGGCTGTCGGTCAGATCGGAGGCCAGCTCAAGAAGGGCAAGGGTCGCGGGCGAGGGGCTGGGAGTGCTGCTGCTGCCTTCCAGTCCGCTATGGGTCGCTACCAGCCGACGCCCCGCAAGTCCCGCGGAGGCGGGGGTGGCGGTGGTGGCGGTGGTGGTCACACGCCTCGCTCACACACGCCTCGCAGATCCTCCGCACCCAGGTCTCACACACCTCGGTCTCATACGCCCAGGTCCTCCTCGCCCTCCGGCGGCTCCTCTAAAGCGAAGCAGAAGGAGAAGTCGCCCGCTGAACTCTTCAAGGACTTCTTGTCACGTCTCTCCACCGCGATGAAGGAGAGCATGGAGAAGTGGTGGAAGTCCCGCTCTGCGAAGGATAACTACCACGCGCAGCTCAACACGATGAGGAAGAAGATTGAGGACGCCCGTAAGACAATTGCGGACGCCAAGAAATCGATCGAGGACCTCAACACTACCTTGTCGGAGCAGCAGCAGGAACTCCGCGACGCCAAGTACTTCAACGAGATCGCGAAGAAGTACGGCGACAAGGAGCGCATTCAGTCCACTCAGACTGATATCGACAAGGCGAACAAGAACATCAACGACACCAAGTCTCAGATCGCTGACAAGGAGAAGGAGATCGCTGAGGCTCAGAAGGGCATGTTCGCCCTTCAGGGTTACACGCAGGCCGCCATCGAGAACAGGGCTGCGCTGAAGCAGTTGCAGTCCACCATGATGGAAATGATCGAGGCTTATGCCGCCACAGGCGCCTCAAACGAGCAGGTTGCAGCCTATGCGCGCCAGCTCAAGGAGGAGTTCATCAACCAGGCGGTTCAGATGGGCTTCAACCGCGGCGAAGTCACCGAACTGGCTGGCGGGTTCGACAGTCTGGCGTCCACGATTCAGAGTGTTCCCCGCTCTGTTGAGGAGAACGTCACTGACAATGGTACAGCAGCTGCGACCCAGCAGGCCATCGAGGATGTCGCCAATGGTGACTACGGTCCGGCGGAGATTCCGACTGAGCTCGACGAGCCTTCCGCAGCTGCTACTGGCGGGGCTCTCGACGACATGGCCGAGCCCCGCGAGGCGGAGTACCACCCCGACGTTGACCGTGACGCTCGTGGCATGGTTCTCAACCAACTCGACCAGATCAAGAACGGCGAGAACGCCAACGCTGAGGGCCGCCCCACGATGTTCGTTCCCAAGGTTGACGAGCAGGGAGCTGCTCGACTCAACACGAGGATGAACGAGCTCGCCTACGACATCTACGTAAAGTACGTCCCACAGGCCTCTCAGGAGGAATATGACGCGACCAAGAACTACCTGGAGGAGCTCGGTAAGGACGAGAACAAGCAATACCTCCCCGAACTGAACGCTGAGGCATTCGGCCTTACTCAGGAGGAGTTGGACGCGATGGCTGAGCCTCGCGATGCCAACTACAACTCTGATGTCGATGACGCCACTTACGAGGCGGCTAAGGCGAAGCTCGACGAGAACGCTGACGATCGGCCGGCCATCTTCAACCCGGATGTCAACGAGGGTGACAACCAGCAGACCAAGGAAGAGCTCGACGAGACCGGTGAGCCACGTGAGGCGGAGTACAAGCCTGACGTTAACGAGGGTGACAAGAACAATACCGACAAGGAGCTCGACGAGACTGCTGAGGATCGCGACGCGGAGTACGAGCCCAAGACGAACGACAGTAAGAAGCTCTCCGTCAACGAGGCTCTGAACAAGGTCGCCGAGAACAGGAAGGCCTATTTCGAAGCGAAGAAGGACGAAGGCTCCTATTGGGGGGTCATGAGCGCCTTCACTCAGCTGGCTACCACGCGTACGGTTCAGTTCGTCGCGCAGCAGGTAGGCTCGGCCTGGAGCACTGTCAAGTCCTGGTTCCACAATGGTGGCCAAATTCCGGCTTATGCCAACGGCGGTCCGATCCGGTCCCGTGTCGGAATCGCCCTGGGCGCTCCGATCACCGGGTTCGCCGGCGGTGGCCCTGCGGGCGGGATGATCCCCGGGAACCCGGGTGGGAACTACCACACGGACAATCTGCTCGCGATGAACCCGACAGGATCCCTGTTCGCGGTCCGCAGTGGAGAGTACGTCATCAACCGCAGTGCTGTGGAGACTTACGGTTCCGGGATGTTCGACGCGATCAACGCCAGGCGCTACGCCCCGTCCGTGTCGTACTCCGGTGGAGGCATTCCGCGAGGTGGAGTGGACCTTTCCTCTCGAACAATCGCCGCACTCGCCCGGTCCATGTCGAGCATGATCACGCTAGACGGGCGCGTGATCTCCAACTCCGTCAACGGATACAATGCGGTTAACGGACAGAGGGGGTCGTACTGATGGCAGTCCTGGATAACCGATGCGTGCTCGGGGTCGGGAATAAGAATCTTGTTCTTCCGGCCCCAGCCAAGGACGCCGCCATTCAGGCGACTCCGTGGGGACAGGTCACTCAGCTCGTCAACGGGGCGAACGGGATGACGCCCTCCCGGTTCGCCGCGAAGGCGTACAAGCTCTCCTGGAACGTCATGGCCCCGGCGGACTATGTGGCTCTCATGGACCTGATCTCGACAGCGGGCTCGAACCCCGTTCGGTATGTGGACTGTCTGAACAGGCCGGACCTCAACGTCCTGTCGCCCTTCCTGGGGAAGCCGTTCCTTCTGGTGGACACCTTGTCGCCCATCGCCTTTGCGAAGGACGGCACCGTGCTTGCCCAGATGGACACCCGATCCGGTGACGGGCCGGAGTTCGCGCTGCGAATGACAGGCAAGGCTACGACGGCCCCGGCCTCCTACACGGAGACCATATTGATTCCGCCGGGCTACACTCTCTACGTGCAGACTGTCGGGGATGACACGCAGAAGTTCGTGTTCAAGGATGGCTCTCCACTGCCTCCGTACGAGACGAAGATCGTGCCGAACGACACAGACACAGTGCAACGTGCGACTATCACGATCAGGCCCGCGGAAGCTAACGGATCGGGTCTTCTGCACTGGGTTCGTGGGGTGCTCGATGCCGGGTCCGGCTACTCGGACCTCGATCCCTTTGCCCCCTGGTCCCTGTTCACCAACCCGGAGATGAGCCCCGGAGGTGTACTGATCGGTGAGGGTACGAGCGAGCGCGCCCCTGTCGGCAATGCCAGGCTGCTTAACGTTCGGGACCACTACATTCCGGAGGAGTACTACTCGGCCCTGAAGGGCGGAGATAGGATCGACATCGAAGTGAAGGCTAAGGTCCTCAAAGGCTCGAAAGCCTTCAAGGGCGGTGTGAGATATCTCAAGGCGAACGGCACATCGGGGCTGACCGATGTTGGGCTCCAGAAGCGTTCGGAGCTCGGTGACGGCTGGGCTCAGTGGTCCGGCGGTTGGACAGTACCGGCGGACGCTGTGAAGGCCGGACCGTGGCTGCACATCGACCAGGACGCCTGGAGTCCGGACACCCAAATTCTCATCTGCGACCTGCACGTGAAGAACACGTCCTACCAGCAGCGCCTCGGCGCGGGTCCGGACATCACGTCCTACGCACCACCCATGGGGTTCACGACGATGATGGTCGATCCGGGCTCGATCCAGGTCGAGTCCAACAAGAGATTCCACAAGGTTGAGTTCTCAGTGAAGGAGGTCTGGCCGTGGCTGTGAGATTCACCGGGGTTGACAACTCCACGGTCTCCTCCTGGTCCGTCGCCGAGGATGCCACATCGCTCGACAGGGGCGCCTCGGACTCCGGGGTCCCCCAGTTGCAGGTACAGGGCATTGGCTACCAACCAGGCCTCATGTCGATGCTCGGACAGAGCATGACCGTGATTTCGAACGAGTTCGGCTCGACTGAATTTCGTATCACGGATATCGAGGGTACCGAGTCAGGTTGGACCCTTACTGGCGGCTCACCCCTGTCGGCACTCGTCCAGGCAGGCACCATCCCCAGCATGACGGGCCAACCATTCGAGACCATCATCGAGATGTTCTTCAACGCCGTGGGGATCAAACGCTCGCAGTACACGCTGGAGATCGATAAGGCGCTCCTGAAGGAGAAGTACGACGTCCCTGCCCAGCGTGTCGTTGTGTGGCAGGCCATGAAGCAGTGGCTATCCGCTAACGAGATCGACATGTCGTGGGAGGTTGGCAAGCTCAAGTTCCAACCGCTCCGCAACCGGATCATGTACGTGAATGATGTGACCTCGGGCTACAACCTCACGATGAGTTCTTCGCAGAAGGTGAAGAACATCGATGTGAATATCTACCATCGTATGGCGTTCCGACACGATGTAATCTGGCCCCCGAAGCCACTGCTCTACCCGGACGCCAAGACGACATTCGGGCAAACCGACACGCCTGTGATCACGGTGAACGCCGGTGAGCAGACGGTGACCACTCTTCAGCTCCCCTGCGAGGTGTCGTCCGTACGGCAGCCCCGTCAAGTCATGGCGATCCCTGTCGTCAACAAGGCCCCACTGGTGGACAACCAGAACACACCTAACGGCATTTACATGGTCGTCGGTAAGGACAACAAGGCGATCACCCCTGCTCAGTGGCAGGACATGGGTGGGGGTCTTGAGGTGCGCCTCAACAAGGACAAGCGTTCTGTCGATGTCATCGTCACGGGAATGCTGTTCGAGGAGCTCAGCCCCTTCCGCATCTGCGAGTCCGACGGGAAGACCGACTATAATGGCCTGTTCCTGCTTGGGGAGAACGGCACCTACGTCGATATAGAGACCATCCCCTTCCACACCGGCACGCCCGGGACGGACGAGGAGCAGACGATCGACAATCAGTGCATCACCACACGCACCCAGGCCTACCACGCCGCTCAGTGGACCGCGGATCAGTACAGCGGGCACTCCTTGAATGCGACATGGCAGGGTATCAACCCGCTCCGAGACACCGAGGCCAACGGGGAGCGTCAAGTCTTCGGGCGCCTTGCGGGGGTCCGGTACAAGCAGGATGGGCACTGGTGGCGTGTATCGAATGCCTCCCTGTCGGATAATAATGCTCAACTGACCGCTTCAAGGGACACGACATTGGGGGACGTTCAGCGCATCTACCCGAAAGTTCGAATGCTCTCCGGGGGCGGACGGACTCTTAGGGAGATCAGCGACAGGGGGATTCTATGAGCCGGGACTACGAGGGGCACCTGTACCCCGCACCAAACGTTTCGAAGCAGACGCAGTCCTGGACCTGCGCAATCGAACGCAAGATCAACCGGCTGGAGCAGCGTACGGGCGATGCCGTCGCCACAGCGAACAATGCAGCCAACCGCTGGGCGCCCATGGCCGGCGAGCTGGCCAAGATGCGTGACCGTCTCGACGACACCGAGGCGATCGAGCGCGTATCACGCCTCGCCCAGGACGCGGTGACCTGGTCCACCCGACCGCCGGTGAACCGTACACCCGGAGTCCAGAAGGAGAAGCCTGACTACCCGCTTCACCCGAACGCGGTCTGGTACGTCTACGTCGGGGACAAGAACAACGTCACTGAGATCTGGCGCTGGGAGCAGGCTTCCATGAAGCGCGTCGGTGACAAAGCCGAGAACTTCAAACTCGACATGGCTGGGCGCTGGGTCAGGCAGACTTATGGTACGGGCACGCTGGGTGAGGGCGCCGTCGATCTGAAGAACCTCTCCAAGTCCCTGTCGGATAACCTGGAAGAGGCTCACAACGGCGTCGTCCAGCTTCAGAAGCGTGCTGATGAGGCCGACAAGAAGTACGACAAGACCAAAGCTGACCTTGAGAAGCAGATCAAGGACATCAAGGAGAAGGCCGGAAGCGACGGCCGTGTAATTGTTTCGCCCAACGAGCCCGCTGGGGCCGACCGTGTCGAGGGCAATCTGTGGATCAACACGGCGGACGGGAAGAACCGCCCGTACCGCTACGACAAGGCAACGAACAAGTGGGTCGAGATCAAGGACCCCGACATCGTTGAGGCTGCGCAGAAGGCCGCCCAAGCGCAGACCGAGGCGAGCAAGGCCCTGAAGAAGGCCCAGGACATCGAGGACATGGCCACTGCGGCCAAGCTCGCTGCGGAGAACGCCCAGAAGAGCGCGGATGGTAAGAACACCATTTTCTACACGCCTGAGAAGCCGACGCTCCAGGGTCGTAAGCAGGGCGACCTGTGGTTCGACACGGACGACGGTTACAGGATGTACTCCTATGACCAGTCCCGTCAGGACTTCGTGGACGTCACACCCAAGACCTCCATGTCGGATGAGGACAGGGCCGCGCTGGAGCGCCTCCGCTCGGGCACCTCGGACATCTTGGATGCCACGTTCCCGGTCGCTTGGACCACAGCTGCAACACCGTCGAACTGGCGTATCGAGACCAACTACCCGGGGCGCTACCACTGGGTCGGAGGCGACACGTCGGGTGGAGCTCGACGTTTGCTGATCCTTCCACCGAAGGTGAAGCGCGCGACAAGGAACGACACGTACACGTTCGCCTTCTCACTGAGGAACGAGTCCACTCAGACCGCTCAGTTCCAGGTGGGCTTTGACTTCTACTCTGACAACGCGTGGAAGCGCAACGTCAACCCGAGCCCCAACATCTTCGTGGTTCCCCCGGACGGGCAGGCGCACGTCTTCAAGACGACCATCGTCGCGGCCTATGACCCCAACAACCGGGAGAACGTGGTCGTTCCCTGGATCGATGGGCTGTCGTCACTGGCCAACAACGTGTGGCTCATGGGCGTCGAGATGACGAACAACGACAACCTCCAGGCCCGGCTCGCCCAGGCCAGCCAGGGCGTGGCGGACACGTTCAAGCGCATCGAAGGGCAGGTTCTCACGTCGCCGTACCCGCCTTCAAAAGGTATCGTTAATACTTCTGTATGGATGTCTCCCGACGGTAAACTGTTCCGCATGAGGAAGGCCGGAAAGGAAGACTGATGCCTTACGATCGGAATGCGAACTGGGTCGATGGTGAAGGTGCGCAGGCTACGCCTATTACCGCCATCAAGCTGAACAAAGTTGAGGATGGTCTCGTCGCGGCGTCCAAGAACGCTGACATCGCGGTGGCCAAGGTTACTGAGAATAAGGCCGCGATCGACAAGGCGCAGAAGGCCGCGGATGACGTGATGAAGACCGAGGCCCAGCACTGGCAGCAAGCCAACAACCTCTTCGCCACCACCACCGCGCTCAAGGCTCTTGAGCAGCGACTCGACGAGCTCAAGGCCGCGACAGAGCTCGGCAAGATCATCGATGGGATCAAGCAGTTCTACGTGGGGCGCATGGACTCCGGTCCCCTGGTCCCTGTCGGTGCCATCCTTGCATGGGCAGGTGTCACGGCTCCGGACAACTTCGCTCTTTGCGACGGGCGACAGATGGACCGCACGGCGTACCCCCAGTTGTACTCGGTGATTCAGAATATCTACGGAGCCTCTGGCAACTTCTTCAAGCTCCCCGACCTTAAGGGTCGTGTCATTGTCGCCAGGGACCAGGGCAATGCGCAGTTCGTCAACCTTAACAACCTCGGCGGGGAGTCACAGCACACCCTGTCCCTCGACGAGATGCCGCGTCACAGTCACGACATCGGTAACCCGAACGTTGCAAACTGGCGCGACATGGGCATCTGGGGATCGAACGTGTCAGGTGGTAACCAGTGGAACATTGCTTCGGGCTCCTCCGAGGGCTCTCTCGGTAAGCTCTCGGCTTCTGACACCGGTGGGAGTCGCCCGCACAACAACATGCCTCCGTACATCGTGCTGAACTACATCATCAGGATCAAGTGATCCTATGGGTTCGTATGAGTACATAACGTGGCCCGGGGACAAGACGACTCCGGGCCCTGATCTGTTCCCGGGCTGGAGCCCCACTGCGCACAACTCGAAGGTTGTGCACGGGATGAACGGCGCGGAGTGGGTCGAGGTCGATAGGAACCAGGACCCCGAGGCCTATAACATCGCGGCCCACGCCGACCAGACTCGCAACGACATCCTCGCCATGGTCCGACAGGACGGGGGCCGTGTCTTCTACTACGACGGCTCGGGCTACCCACCCCTCCGTGGTTACAATCCCGGGGACACCGCCCGTGGACGTGAGAAGACAACAGGTTCCATCCTTGTCGAGTACAGGTGGAATGGCCTGGAGTGGATTCAGCAGCGCCTGACCGACGGCATGATCTCCTCCCTTGATGTCGGTAAACTCACGGCGGGCACGGCCAACATTCAGAAGGTTGTCGCCGACACCATCTGGGCTGGGATCATTCAGGCGAAGTCCATTGTCGCCAATAAGATCACCGGTGAGCTCATCGAGGCGAACACGATTCGCGGAGACCACATTGCGGCGAACTCGATCTCAGCTGAGAAGTTGCAGACGGGCTCCATCACAGCGGAGTCTGGCATCATCAAGAGCCTCGATGCCGGGAAGATAACCACTGGGTTCATCAACGGTCAGCGGATTGCTGCCCGTTCCATCACCGCTGCCCAGCTCGCGGCTGGCTCGATCACGGCCGACAGCGCGGTGATCGACTCCATCAGCGCGTCGAAGATCACTACGGGCACTCTGAAGGCGTCCCTGTTCGACGCTGACACGCTGCGAGGCCAGACCTTCATCGGTGGGCGATTCATCGGCGGGGACTTCCTTCTCGACCCGGAGACCTCGCGCCAGGACATGCGATTCGGGCGCTCCAAGGCCGTGCCCTTCAAGAACGAGTCCCAGGAGTTCACGCGTGAGGTAATTGGCATCTCCGCGTTCAGCCCCACCACAGAGCAGCCCATCCTCGCCCTGGGCGTCATTGGAAACGACGATCCCGCACTAACCATGTACGGTCGGCAGTTCACTGACGGGACCCGTTACTTCTCTCAGCTCAGTCCTGGTCAGTTGTATTTGGGCGGGGTCAACGCTGTCGGAAACCCGACCTGGTCCTACATCCGGCAGTCGGGGCAAGATCTGGCTATCTCCACACGTCAGGAGAACGTCAACACGCCCCTGTCGAATCTGTTGATGTCTCCCACTCACTTCTATGCTGCGGGCAACTACCGGGGCTCGACTCCGAAGTGGATGTTTCACCTGACCACGGGAGGCCGCCGCTCCGACATTCTCTGCGACGGCGATCTGCACATTCACGCATCCGCAGGGTACTCGGTGTACATCGACTCGTATATCCGATCGCGGTTTCCGATCACTCAGAACGACTGGGGAGCAGGAAGCAACGAGGATAACGTCTTCCGGAAAACATTGATTAATGGTAGTCTCCGCGCTACTGGCCGTATCAGCTCGGATCAAGGGAAGAGCTTCGTTATTCGTCATCCGACAAAGGATGACCACCTCCTGATTCACACCTGTACCGAGTCCCCCTATGATGGGATCGAGTACTGGGATAACGCCACGCTTCCCGAGAGCGGAGAGATGACCGTCGAACTTCCCGAGTACTTCGACAAGCTGCACAGCGAGGATGCTCCGACATCAGTATTCACCTCGAACGGTGTGAAGGTCCTCGGCCCTGTCGAGGGTGGCAGATTCAAGGTTAAGGGCGAGGCAGGTACCTGGTTCTCCTGGCAGGTCAAGGCCGTTCGAAGGGTACCTTGGACGTCTAAGATAGACGTGGAATGCACCGAAGAGGAGGCTGTCGATAAGTACGACTTCTCGAAGGACTACATAGAAAGGTTGCCGAGGTGGGAGCAATAGATAGCAACGGGGTCTACAAGTACTCCTCCGAGGACACGGTCAACACCTGGGAGAACTTCCTCAACCTGGGCATGAATTCTGTGTCGAATGCCATCCAGAACCTCCGGTACAACGGGGTCTACTGCGTTACCAACATCCAGGGCGCTACGACCAAGCGCATGGAACTGGAGCGCACAGGTCTCAAGCCGACAGGAGACAACCCGTTCCTCTTCTACCTGAAGAACAACGGAAAGTTCATCACCTGGGATGGCGCCGCCTGGAAGATGAACGGCGATTCAATCGCCTCCTGGATGGTGAACGGTAACGAGACCTTCACCCCTGCTACGCCCTGCTACGGGAAGATCTTGTGGGGCCAGCAAGGAGAGGAGTCCAAGTTCCGACAGGAGATGGGCGTCTCCGTACTGAGGATCACTGAGTGGTCTTACTACGGCAACGACCAGACCACGGACTCTGCCTTCGCCTACCTGCCGCTGAAGAACACCTACACCGGTGTTGCGGTGACCCTGATCACCAACGGTAACGCGGAGGAGTGGCCGGGGGCCTTCTCGGCCGACAACAACAACTGGCACCAGTTCGCGGAGAAGGACGGCACGATCAAGCGGATCAGAATCATCGTTCCCCGCGGCATCGTTGGACACCTCATCACGACGAACTACGTCATCTACGGATGGATCAAATGAGCGCCTACGTCTCCGCCCCGCCCTGGCAGCGACACCTTGACAGGTTCTCTCGCGCCTTGTCGTACGGCTCCCTGTCGGCCTACGCCGTCTCGCGTCTGCATGGTCCCAGGCACTTCATGGACATCCCGGAGCTCGCACTGCATTACCACATGCTGTTGTTCCTGGGAATTTTCGCCACGGCACTGTTCGCTATGATCTTCGTCCTCCGGCGTCTGTCGCAGTTCGAGTACGTGGCTCTGACGCCGCTCCTGGGCTTTATGGCGGCCAGCGGTATCATAGCCCTGAACGGCCCTGGGTCCCGACCTCATGCGCTCCTACTGTGGGCTTTGTGGTTCTTCCTGGTTGCGCGGTGGAACGTCCTCCACTCTGCGGTGAAACGTGCTCGTTCAGTCCAGGACGCGAAGGATGCGATCGAGCGGAGGCCTTGAGGTGAGCGCCACAATTACATCTGTCGTTGCGCTCTGTACAGCTCTTGCTGCTTCCATTCCTCAGGTCATGAAGGTCTTAGCCGACAGGAAGCGGGGCATTCGAGAGTCTGAGCTTCAGAGGTCCAAGCAAGACACTGAGACCTGGGCTGAGATCATCAAGGCTAAGGACTCCTTACTCAAGCAGTATACGGATGAGCTGACCCGACTCCACAAGCGCGTCACTGAGCTTGAGGCTGAGCTCGACGAGGAGTGACGAGAAGACCTCCGGCGGCAACCGGGGGTCTTCTCTTACAAACTAGGAAGATGTCAACACGCTTCGAATGTTGGACGAGCTCAGTGTATCAGCACTCGATGGCCTTGTCCAGGTACCACCTCGCCTTCTTCAGGTCTTGCTCCCTGTCGTCCTTGCGTCCGGCCCGAAGCAAATACTTGCCGACCTGCCACAGAAGCGGGTCCTTGTCGAACGCAGCCATGAGCACGTTGAAGACCTCGACATCATCAACGTTCTCTACCTGCTTCGACAAGGCGCTGCCCAGCCATGCATAGTGCTTCGGGGCGTTCACAACGTCTGGCTTCTCCTCGCCGTCAACGGGTTCTGATGACATCTGCTCCAGCGGCATCCGGGCGTAGCCAGGACCCTGGCAGACCTGCATATGCTCGTTGATGCGGAGGTAGTCATCGATCTGCAAGCCATTGCGTCGAGCATCCCAGGTTCCGATGTAGTCGTAGTCCGGCCCCATGCAGTCCTCGATGGGGTAGATATGCGGCACGACAACGGCGAACTGGACCTCGTAAACCTGAGCGATCATCACGTAGATGTCGCGCTCGGAAGTGCAGCGCGTCTTTCGGGCGAACGTGTAGCCGTTGTGCTGAACACAACCAACGAGGTTGAAGTTGTTGTAGTGCAGTGCGATTACGCAGGGTGTGTCATGAGCGCAGAAGTCGTACCGGTACATGAACGGCTTGCCGTCGAGGTCCTCGTGCTCCTGGCCTGCGTTCGATCCGAACTTCTGGTCGCAAATCTCTCGAAACTTATCAATCAGCGTTGGCATGACGGCCTCCCATCCGTGCTGCCAGACTGGCGTCGTGGCAGGTCTTGATCGAGTAGTAGTAGAAGTGACGCGCTGCGTCACGCACATCATCAGCGTCCGGGCAACCGACGGTCTTGCCGGTGGGCCAGAAGCCCAGGGCCTTGAGCGCCTTGTCGGTGATGACGCCCTTGGCCTGACCGGGGGTCTGCCAGACGATTCGAACGCTCGGGTTCCATGCTGTCGCGCAGTACGACAGGGCGCTGTTGACCTTGACGGTGGTGAGGTCCGCGCGGAACTTGTTGTTGGGTCGCAGGTCGAACTGCTCGATGACGAGCGTGGTCGGCTCACTGGTGAGTTTGGTGAGGAGCTCGGTGACCGTCTCCTCCCAACGCTCACTGCGGAACTGGCCGAAGTCAAGGATCTCAGAGCCTTCGTCGTACGGGTCGCTGGGCTGCTCACCCAGAACCCAGCCCGTCGAGACTCCGGCATCGACAGCCAGGATGCGCTCACTCATCGGTCTCCTCCTTTCCGGTTACCTTGTTCACCGATGTGTACCGGGTGCTGTACGTGTGGAATCGGACGTTGACCTCGGGGAACTCCCAGGTCACCTTGCACAGCCCCTTGTCGTTGGGTGGCTCGATGTCGATGAGAGTGGCCGCCAGCTCGACGGGCATGAGCACCCTCTCGCCGATTTCGAGCGAGCCGAGGGCCTGCGGTTGTGTTTTGAACTTCATCGGTTCTCCTTCTTGTGTTCGTTGATCCACTGTGAGATCGCGGCTGATGCGGGCGGTACGGGCTGCCAGATGGCCCACAGTCGGCAGGCATCTGCGACGACCTGGTCGCGCCCGGCTTCGGTGGTGGCGAGATTGTAGTTGTCCTCCAGGACGGCGATGAAGCGGTCCACTGCGAACGGGAGATGCATCAGAGGTGCTCCGTCTCGAAGGTGGCATCCAGGTCCTTGTCGGAGTAGAACTCGACGTTCTTGTCGGGCCAGATCACCATCCACTGACCGTAGAAGAACTCGGGGTCGCGGAGGCTGACACCATAGCGGCGGGCGATAGTGCGAGCTGCCTCAATAGAGCGCTCCTCGATCTTGATGGCCCAGCAGGTTCGCGGGCGCGGACGAACGAAGCGTTCGACCAGTGTGTCGTCAGGATGTGCGGGGTAGTTCATGATCAGTCCTTCCGGTATCTCTGTGTCGTGTAACCGGCCGCTTCGACCGGCAGTCCCTCTGCCCAGTCCGGTAGGTCGCACATGAGCGAGGATAGTCTCTCCACGGTCAAACCGCCAGTAGTTTCTGTAACGATCTCGTCATGAACGTGTGTGACTGTGCGGAACCCGGCCCGCTCGACGTTGACGAGCGCGTGCGTAAGCAGATCCCTGCCGATGGCCTGGATGATGTTCTCGACCTGCGTGGGGCCCCCGACGATGCGCCGCTGCGTTCCGTTGCCTACCACAGCGTCACACACCCACGCCCTGCGACGGTAGGGCAACGGTTTGCCATTGCGGTCCTTGGGCTGGACGTACTCGCGCCGGCAGTTGTGGTAGACGAGCGCCCGGCCCGAGGGGAGCCAGACGTACCGGTCGTTGTTCACGATCTCGACATCCACGGGGATTCGTCGTGATGCGGGGCCGCCCTTGTCGAACGCGGTGTGGACCTGTTTCCACCATGACACGATGTGCGGGTGGGCGACTCGCCAGGTCTCTACTAGAGAGGTGAGTCCTTTCCAGATCACCTCGTCTGGCGTGCCCTTGGGGTAAATCTTCGCTCCTCCGAGATTAAGCAGTGCTCCCGCCCCACCACCGAAACCACAACCGAGAGTAGCGGATTTCCCGCGTTGCCTATCGAATCCGGCCTTCTCCCCGCCCATACGCTCTGCGGTGGCGACGTAGATGTCCTCACCGTTACGGAAGGACTCCAGCACACTGTCCTCGCCGGCGGCCCAAGCGGTGAGGCGGGCCTCGATGGCGCTGTAGTCCGACACGGTGAAGGGCCCCACGAGCAAGGGGCGCACGAGTTTCTTGAGATCCTCCGAGCCCACATGCACGCCGGCCAGCAACTTGTCGATCGCCGCCTGCTCGGCCTCAGTGTCATGCTCTCCCTCTGCGTCTGTGAAGTGGTCACGAGGAAGATTGTGCGGGCTCAGTGTGACCCCGGTCATCCTACCAGTGTTAGCATTGCTGTACTTGATCGTTCCGCGCAACCGACCATCAGAGTTCGTCGAGCCCCGAGCGATGACGTACTTAGTCGCTGCTGACAGGGCGGCCAGTTGCTTGCGCTCAACGGCCTCCCTGACCTCGTTGGGGAGATCATCGCGCTCTAGGAGCTCAGCGACATGGGCTTTGTCGATCGACTCCATTTCGAAGCCTTGTTCGGCGAGCCAGCTCTTGAACTGCTGAACGCTGTTCGGGTTGTCCAGTCCGGTGATCTCCTTGACCCGAGCCAGGTCACTAGCCTTGTTCTTCTCGTACTGACGGTGGGCGGCGTCGGCCAACTTCGTGTCGATCTTAATCCCGCGGTCGTTGATCCTCGTGGCGGTGATCCAGGCCTCGTACTCCCCAGCCGACGGGAAGCCCTTGCCAAGCCTGTAAATGTTGTCCCGCATGGAGATGACGTCCTGCCGGTTGTACTCGACATAGGCGTCCCAGTCTGTGGGTCGCTCCTCGGGCAGCGTCCTCCCGCCCTTGCGATTGGGCACGGAGAACATGTTGATGAGCCGTCCGCCGGCCTCGTCCTTGGCCTCACCTCCCACGACTTTGCAGAAGCCCTTCAGAGAACGGGGATAGCCCCACAGCGAAGCCAGCACGGCCGTGTCGATGTACTCCTCGGGGTCGATGTACGTACCGACAGGGAGACCCTTCAACGCACTGAAGTTGACCCGCTCGAAGTCGCTGTTGTGGGCGATCTTCTTCACCGCAGGATCGAACAGTCCTGGGATCGCTTTGATCTCTTCATGTCCGTAGGCTGTGTGAATCTCGCCTTGGCCGATGCACCACGAGCAGATGAGGATCATCCAGTGATCATCCTCGACGTATCGATAGACAGTGTTCTTCTTCAGATCGACAGTCGAGTAGGTCTCGATGTCCAGGTGGAGCTCGGTCCCATCGAAGATACTCTCGAACCCGAAGGAGTTCTGCGAGCGGCCTTCGGTTCGCGCTGCCCTGTCAAGCTGGTCGAGCGCCCACGTTCCCGGAGCCCCGAAGGCCCCCACGGTGAACCTGTTGCCCGGCGTGGCTCGGTCGGTGACCTCGATTGGACCTTCGATGTCCGCGTCCTTCTTGGCCTGCTGAAGTGCGACGAACTGCTCGCCCGTCAGGCTGTTGACGTCTGGTACCAGTATCTGCACGGTTCTCTCCTCACTGGTTGGTACATATGTATATTACACAGAGAGAACCCCGGGCCACAACCCGGGGTTCTCACGAGTCAGTCTCGTTGCTTGAGTGAGACCATCCTGACCTTCTTCCCTGCTTCATTTCTCACAACGGGTACAGCGAGACGTCCCATGCGAGCCCCTGCATCGACGATCTCATCAGCCCGTCGGGTGTTGTCGATCCGTCGCAGGAGGTGGCCCAGCACTGCGTCACGAGTCGCAGTCTTATTGGGTTGGGCCGCCAGGAAGGCTTCGACCTGCGCGACATCCTTGCTGATGTCGGAATCCGCAGCGCAGGCGACGAATGCCTCGAAAGACTTCAGGTGGACCTCTGCCAACTGAACCGCTTTCACTGCGTGGCGCATCTTGACCGTGTGCTGCTGCTCAGCGGCAGCGATCAGAGCAGCCATACGAAGGATCGACAGGCCCAGACGCTCAACGCAAGGGACCAGGTACTCGCTGTACAACGGGTGCTGGTCCGCGAGAACCGCGCACATGTTCCCCGCATCCCGGATACGGTCCAGGGCCTTCTCCTCGAAGGCGATGAGAGCACGCGCATCCTCTCCCTCCACCGTGAAGGGCTCTAGAGCCTCGCGCTCCTGACGCCAGTGGTGCTTGGCGAGTGTCAGAAGTCGAAGGTTCAGGTTGAACATGTTGTCCTGCCGCTGGAGCGTCTCGTCGGCTGTGTCTGACAGGATGGTGAAGTCGTCCATAGTCCGTGCAGGGTCGAACTCCGTGAACTCAGGCAGAACGGGCAGACACCTCGGAACGAACCCAGAAGCGATCTTCTCCACCTTCAGGTTCCCCGCAGCCTGATCCAGGATCCCCATGCACAGGATCGACAGGGAGAACGGCGTCTCTCTGCGGTACTCGTGGCCCTTCTGCTTCCGCGCTATCGACGGGATGTAGCCGTCGTAAGCCTTCGTGAGGAATCCGATCTCACCATCCATGTATGAGCCAGAACGCATAGCTCGAGCGAACATATCCTGCACCTCGTCCAGGATCACGAGGAGTGACTCCCCGGGCCGCTCCCCGCAGTGCTGGGCCAGAGCCTCGGGCGTGTGGTCCTCTGGGCCGATGAGATCCAAGCTGAACTCCGCCCCGACACGACGGAGGAAATGCTTCACGTAACTGGCCGTGGTTGACTTCTTGTCCCGTGTCGTTCGTCCAAGGAGGAGAGTGTAGAGGTTACAACTCAATCTGCCGAACGACGTACGGACTCGAATGTCCGATCCGAGCACTGCGGAGAGGATCGACATGGCGGCAGCGTAGTTGAACTGCTTCGACGTGCGTGACGACATGTCGTTCATGTACTGGGCTAACGAGTCCACCACGGTATCCTGCGGAACATTATCGAACTTCTCGTTGATCAGGTGGATGTCGCCCCAGAACAAACCGTTGCGCTCGTCCTGCAATCGGGGGACGCGGATTGGCTCCCCGTTGATCGCCTCGATGGCAATCGCATCAGCGAGGTCAGCTTGGACTTCCTGGTCGTCATCCCATCGCGCCCTGTCGCGCTGAATCTGAATCCACAGGTCACTGTCCGGACGGCCGTCACGTTTGTACTTGTTGCAGCCAGCGTCCTGAACAACAGTGAAAACATCAGCAAGTTCGACACCGGCCTCGAACAGAGAGCACTCCAGAGAGTACATGAGCGCCGACCAGTCGTCCGACGGCAGAGGATCATCAGCATACAGCGCCGCGATTTTGTTGTCCTTGAGGCGATTAATGATCGCCATGGCCCCATCCTGATCAACCTCGGGCATCTCCATGATGAGATCGACCTTCGGCGTCGAGGCCGGTGAATACGCCGCCGTGAACTCCCTGACCGAGTAGGACTCCTTGTCGTTGAACTCAACGGAGACCGGAGTCGGGAGCCCGTACTTGGGTTTCGTGTTCATGGTCCCGGGCACACGAAGCTTCTTCGCCAGCGGCCATCCGCGGTCCACTCCCGTGTCGGCATGCGTCTGGTAGACACCGCGGTTGAGTTGCTCGATGTCGAGGTTCCCTTGTGAGCGATAGTCCGACAGCCGCCAGTAAGCGTGGTAGTGCTCAGGGCTCGACTTCACGAGCACGGTCGGCTCCAGGAACAGATCGTCCGGGTGGAGACCATCTAAATCCGCATAGATACAGGCCACGCACTTCACATTCTTCTTCGTCGCGTGGCGTGCGGACGACAAGGTGGAGGGCTTGTGGAAAAGCATGGGCGACCAGTAGACGTCCTTGTCGGACATCTTCTCGATGGCCTCGTATATCTTCTCGGCCTCGGTAGGCCAGTGGTACCACTGGCAACGGGACAGCCCACCTCCGGGGCCAAAACTCATGATTGGCACCCACCCCTCATCGTCTGGGAGGATGCGCTCGAAGAACTGTTGTAACTGGCTCATGTGTACCTCGATTCTGTGAGACGACTCGCTGCTACCTACAACGCTAGCAGCCCTCGACGGTTTTGTCGAGGGCTGCTAGCGTATCAGGAGATCATTACACGAGCGTGATCTTGGCGGAAGAGGTCTTCTTCGGATCGAAGGTCAGACGCTTCACCGAGTTCGAGGGGTTCCAGGTGTCCTGAACCATGTTCCCGCTCTCGTCGGTGATGGGCTCGCCATCCTCATCAGTCTTGTAGACGGGCTGGCCGTTCTGGTCGAAGCGCTTGCGGCCCTCGTCCACGGCGATGTCGAGCGTGGCACCGACACCCTCCAGGCCCTCCTCGACAGCCTGCACAGTGCTGTCGATCTGAGCAGGGGAGAGCTTGGCCTTGAGCTCGGCCGGGTTGCTCGGCCACTGACCAGCAGCACCGAAGTACTTCGGGAGGTTGAAGTGAATCTGCTCCTTGCCGGTGCGCTTGCTCTTGATGGTGAAGACCGTGCGGTCGAGCACAGTCTTGCCCGCCTCGGTGTCGTCCCCGTCAACGGTCCACTCGACGACGAGCATCGGCTTCCCACTGGACTTGGACTCGGTGACCTCGACACTGGAGACGTAAGCGTGGTGCTTGCCGGGCTTGATGAGCTCGAAGGCACCGCCCTCACGGGCGACGTCCATGTCGGAGAGGTTGATAGACAGCATGCTGGTTCTCTTTCTGTTATTTTCGGTCAGTTGGTCTTGCTCAGGGCCTGCTTGATGAAGCCGTAGAACTTCGACATGGTTGGGTTCCCGATGGCCTCGGGGAACCCGGTGATGCGCTGCTTGGTCAGTGTGGATTTCTCCTGCGTGAACAGCGCGGGCACAAGCACATCCTCCCCGTTTTCATCCTGCGTGTCAACCCAGGACATGTATCCGACGAAATCGAACAAGGACGGGAGCTTGCGAATGGACTTCTTGCCCTCGAACGAGGGGCTCACGAGCGTGGCGCCGGTGACCTCGTTGGTCTCCCGCTCCGCGTGGGTGATCGCGATAAGCGACACGCCCTTGGCGTCCGACAGGGCCTTGATGATGGAGCGCGGCGCCTCGTAGGCGGCAGCCCACGCGGCGAAGGTGTCCTTCGGGTTGATGGTCTGGAAGTGGTTGACCACGAGCTCCTGAAGCTGATCGAGCGTGTCGATCACCACGGTCTTGAACGGGAACTCACCCTTGTCGATCGAAGGCTTGATCACGTTCTCGAAGAGCTTGACACAGTCGTTCCACGAGTCGCAATGGACGATGGTAGTCTTGTCGAGGTCGCCCCACTGACCCAGAGGCATGGTGCCGTTCTCGAAGTCGATGTACAGCACAGGCGCCAGGTCCTTACACTTTGAGGCCGTAGCAGCGAGCGAGCTCTTGCCTGTACCGGCCAGGCCGAACAGGAGCAGCGAGAACGTGGAGAGGTCCTCGGGCTGCACCTCCCTCAACCCCGACTTCTTGAACAGATCATTGAACGTTGACATCAGTTGATAGCCTCCTTTCGCGCCCTGTCGTTCTCGATCTCGGCCCTCTCCCACACAGCATTATTAAGTGCCTGAGTTGCGGCGAAAGCACTCAGAGTAGGTCCATACATCTGGGCGTATAGGATGTTGTACCCAACTCCGGCGCCCCCAATTGCGGGCTGTGGTTGGAAACTCAGTACTCTGATGGGGGGGCCCATATGTTCCATGCCTCCCTCCATATCCCAACGATCATCTTTCATTTCAACCTCCGAAGATCACGGTTCCAATAATCAGGGTGACTACCCCGGCGAAGATGACGCTCCCGATGACGATGCCCTCACCGATCATGAGGAGCCAGTCGTCCTTATCAGGACGTTTCCGATTCTGTCGTGCGTGACGCATCTCAGCCTTTCATGTAGTGGATCGGTCTGTACTTACTACAGTAGAAGCACTCGGGGGCGCTGTCAAGAGCTGTGATCAGATCGTCACATTCGCGCGCCTTCTTGTAGATGAGGCCCGCACGTCCCAAAGCGTAGATGGCGAGGTCCCTGTCGTACGGCATCGACAGGGCGGTGAGCTCGGACTCGACTACATGCACCGTGGCGTCCCGAGGCAGGAGCAGCAACGTGACAGCGCCCACCTCATAACCCCGGTCCTCCATACCCTTCCCATACAGGCAGAGCTGGACGTAATACTGAAGGAACTGCGCTGCGCTGTAGTCCGCGACGATAGCATCGAAGCCGTCTCGCTGGGACTTGCGGTACAGCCGCGTGAACGCCTGCATCTTCTTCAGAGAAACGAGCTTCCAGTCCATCACCTCTCCAGCCTCGATGTCGAACCTGTCGAGTGTCCCTTTGATCGGGCCGTAACCACCGACATCACCGACATGGACCGGTTGTTCCACAAGGACCTCAGCCTCCCGCTCCATGTCGCGACTGCGCTTCTCGCACAACAGGTGGAAGGCCGTCCCGAGCAACGGGGCGATGGGCGTCTTCTCGTTCTCGCCTGGACGCTTGATACCCATTAAGTCTTCACCTAGACAAAGGTCGCAGCACTTGCCCAGACCTGAAGGCCCGACACGGCGCTGCTTGTCCCGCTCGGATCGTGCGGTCAGAAGATGGCGGGCACGATCAATGGCTGCGGTAGAAGTCAAGAGCCTCGGCCTCCTCAATCGCGATCTGCGCCTCCTTGATGAGCTGACTCATGACAGGATCATCGGAAATCGTCTCTGCCAAGTCCTCGACGAACTCGAGTCGCGGGTCCCCGATATGGACACGTTCGGTGACCAGGTAGGGCCCCCGGATCGCAGCATCGAGCGCGTTCGGCAGCGACTTGAAGGACCAGGCGACCTCGTTGATCTTGTCGAACCATACGTCGTATCGTTTCATAGGAAATCCTTCCTGTAGGTGCTCCCACCCTACGAGGTTTCGGCTCCCGTGTCAAGGGAGGAAATCACCCCGCGAGGTCGAAGTTTTTCGCGGGGTTTGGGCTCCCAACTCGGCTGGGTTTTTCAGGCAGAGCAGAACCGCCCAGCCCCGAAGGACCGAGCGGCTCCAACTCCCGCAGTTGTGAGGATCACACCGTGTCGAAGAGTACCTCGACGGGGTTCTTCACCTCGTCGATCACTTCCCCCTCCCAGGCCTCGATCTCCTTGCGGTACATAGGACCGAAGATGTTCGTAAGCTTAACGTCCTCGATCCTGATCCTCACTCGGAACTCATGGAACGGTCGCTCGTACTCCTGTCCCCGCGAGATCGCATGAGCCAACGTCGGGGTGAAGAACAGACCGCGATTCAGTGTCGTGCGCTTCTCTTCCGGGATCGACACGGTCTTGCCGACCTCTCACTTGATGGGCTCGCCATAGGATTGTCCCGTAAGGCCATCCACACTAGTCGTCTTGTAGACGAGGTACTCGGTCTCGAAAGAATTCAACGGGAGAGCCAGGCGATTCAGAAACCCCCCGGGTCGCTGAGAAAAGATCTCTTTTATCCTCGTTGCTCCCGAAGCACTGAATCTTCCCGGCGCCGTGAACAATAGCGCCCGACTCGTGCTGAACAACTGACATATCGGAGATGGCGTTAACTCGTGAGTCCTTGTACACAATAGCTCGCGAGGTATCGAGCAGAACACCGGATGAATTACCATAGAACTCTCCGTCCGCACGATCGAAAAGCACCACACGCGAGTCCTTGCAGGCCTGGAAACTGGCGGAATCATAGGCCTCGACCCCGGAGCAATACCACAGTTCGGCGGATGAGGACTCGTAGAGCTCGACACCCTTGCACCTGATAAGTTGTGTTGTAGAACGACCCCAAACGCGTACCCGTTTACAACCCTCACACGTACTGATAGTACCTCGTTCAGTAGTGATCTCCACCCTATCCACGTTAACGATTCGGGCATCGAGCTCGCCGAGGAGTTCCAACTCACCGCCCCAACCCAGAATTTCGAGTTTCGCGTTCCCGAAACCCTTCACCGGCAAATAATGAACGGACTCTGGAATCTCAGAGCCATCAAGACGTATATATTCGTCTCCATACAGCCCCAATTTTTTCTCATTCGCATTCCCGAAATGCTTCAGGTTTTCCAGGATTTCGTCCCGACTTCTCTTCCCCCAAGACCTGAAATTGTTACCTTTCTGCAATGTTCGGAGCGGTTGTGGTAGCGATCTGATGCTGGTAATGGGATCCCAAGGACTCGTCCCCATACGGGACCAACGGCGGCGTGTCGAGTTCCAGGATCGACAGTTGGGCGATGGCACAACCCACAGGCAACTCCAACGGTTTCGCCGCAAGATTGCAGAGCTCCAACGTGATCGTGCCGTAGAAACCCGGGTCGATGAAGCCGGCCGTGATGTGCACGAGCAACCCACGACGAGCCCACGATGACTTGCCCTCGACACGGGCAACGAGATGCGCGGGAATGCCCACGCATTCCGTTGTCCTGGCTAGTGCGAACTCCCCCGGCTTGAGGAGAATGCTGTCTGCGATCTTGTCGTCTCGATGTTCGGTGGGCAGTCCGACGTCGCGAATGACATCGCGATGCAGGTGCATCTCGATAGAAGCCGGCTGAATCGCGCCGGCGGACAGCGGATGAATGGTGAGTACGCCGCTGTCGAGGAGGCGCGTGATGGTGGTCGATGAAAGCATGCTCATGAGGTACCTTTCTGCCCCGGCCGAACGACCGGGGCGTGGTTGAGTCGGTTAGATTGTGCGACGTATCGTGAGAGCTTCGGGTATCTCAGTTCTATAACTACCTCTCGTCATTCCTATTGCGCGCATTGTCGGCACGGACAGCGCTTCATGCTCAGCCAACGCTTTCAGTTCTCCTAGTGTCCAGACTGCGCAGCGGTCAAGCCGCGCCTGTAGGGTTCCTCTCTTCCACCCGACAGCGCGCGAGACCTCAGCCGCCCCACCGTGCCGTTCGATCTCTCCTTTCACTAGCCGGGCTATACGCTCGTCCTCCTCGGCTACTGCCTCTGATAGTGCGCGCCTCACTGCATCTCCGCATCGTGCTGCTGAATCTTCTCGTCGTCCTGGCCGATCACGTGGGCCTCGAATGCTTGGTGCTCGCGAGCGTCCTGGTCGGCCTCATACTGAACACGGGTCATCACGAAGGACTCGCCAGTACCGTCGCCGTCAACGGCCGGGTCCCAGACGCACACGTCCTCCCCATCGGGAAGCGCCCCGTCGTCCGACAGGCAGTGCGCGATGTCCTGCACCTCCGTAGCCCGGGTCTGCGAGTGGTGAATGTTAGCCAACGTGATACTGATGATTGTGCCGACAAGCACGGGGACGATGGTGAAGACCAAGATCTTGTGAGTAAGTGTCATTGTTCAGTTCCTTTCAAGGGTGAGGGTTGGGGTTCAGTTCTGAGTGAGCCAGGCCGCCGCCGACTCAGCATCTTCGGGATCAACCATATCGCGGTGGAGCGTCCCCCCACAAGTCTCAATCACGATGCTGACCGGGAAGCCGACGCTGTCGAACCAAGTCACATCGCAATCGACCTGCTCGTTGTTGGCCCGCACGACCCATTCCTCGACGTAGTCCATGTCGTCCGGAGTACCCGGGAACCACTGTGTCGTCCACTCCACGTCGCTGGGCAGCGCCTCGACGAAGATGTCTTGGGCCTCTCCTAGTGTCAGCATCCTAATCAGCTCCTTTTGGTTCGGTTCCTTTGATGACTCCATACTGCCCCACATCATGTCGTCGCGCAACCTTCCACTACGTGACACCGCTCACTTATCAATCCTCAGGCTCAGTCCGACATGGGCGCCCCCTCGCCGGCTGAAGGCCCTACCGAGCCCTAACTACACACTCTGTACAGTTCGCATTCTGGGATTCTGTAGCATGCGTTGTGTCAAAAGTGGCAGCGCTCACTTAAATGAACAGTTCAATCGGGCCTATGGTCCTAGGTACTGCGTCATATTTCAGGCTCCGAACAAACTCTCATGTTCACATATTGAGATTTCTCTTAATGGTGTAGCACTACAAAGCTCTGAAAACCACTTATAAATCGGTTGTTCAACTCTCAACAACCGCGGAATCTCAACGAATTTGACGAGCATGATCCTCTATAGGCGTCCAACCGAACACCCGAACCGAAAGGGAACCCGCCATGCACGCTTCCATCTCCTCCATCCTCGCCCGCCTCGACAGCGACGTTTACCTCGACCGCAGCGACGCCATGTACGACATCGAGATGGGTGCCCGGCACATCAAGCCCACCGATCGGGCCGTCATCGTCAGCCGCCTCGTGGGCCTGCGCGAACGGACCATCGAAGGTGCGCTCAGTCGCGGTTGCCCGAGCCGGGCCGACGCCGAGGCCCGGGACCTCGGAGTGCTCCGCATCGATGAGGTCATCGACACGCTCTGCTGAGCGCCCCACCGACCGCCCCCGCCGGGTTTCCGGCGGGGGCTTCTTCATGCCTGCATGCGGGTGGCCGCAGGAGGCCCATAGACGGAACGGAAAGACGCCCCTAGTACTGAGTACTAGGGGCACCCTGAAAGGCCGTCAGATGAGCCCTGAGACCTTCAGATCGGCATACCGCTGGTCAAGCCTAGGAATCACTGACTCGGTATCGACAGTCCCCGGGCACTGGAGTAGCCACCTCACCACGGTGCCGGTCTGCCCCGTGCGGTGCAGCCGGCCTTGAGCCTGAACGCACTTCACGACTGAAGGATCAAGCCCCATCCAGACTTCATGACGACAGACCCGCTGAAGACCATCCACACCTTCAGCCACGGCGGGGATCACCGCGCACAGGATCTGCGGCCCATCCTTGTCGAGGAACCGCTTCCACTCGTCCTTGTGCTCGCCGTCAACACGAACGCACGAGTAGCCCGCCCTCTCAAGCTGCGCGACAAGGGGTACTTGAAATTTCTTCGATGGCGAGTAGACGATGAGCTTTTCCTCACCGACGTCCTTCAGAATATCCAGCAACGCGGTGATCTTTCCGCTCCGCGATCCTTTGTCGAAGAGCCATTCATCCTCACCGCCCTGCACGGGGCGCACTCGCATCTGCCCGAGTGTCGCCTGCCTGAGCCTCATGTCGCGCGTCACCGGTAGCCCCACGACAGCGGGGTGATCACCCATCCACGCAACCACCTCATTGCGCAATTGCTTGTACTGCCTGCGCTGTTCCGCAGTCATCGCACAATCCACGCGGCGGATATCCACCGGTGGCAGTGCGCCGGCGACGTCCTCGATCCGCATGTCCTGCCACTCGCCCCGCGCCTTGTGCCCCTTGGATAGCAATCCGGGCCTCTTCTCAGCACCGTACGTTACCGAGTACGGCCCGCCGAAATAACAAGGCTCCGACTGAAAGAAAGTATTGGCGAACTGCGTGAACCCCGGGTACTTCTTCGGCCACAGGAATTTCAGTGCACCGAAGATATTCACCGGCTGGCCGCCCGCCGGCGTGGCACTGAGCGCCAGACGGTGCCGCGCCTTGACCTTGCATAACACCTGTGACGTGACCGTCCTGAAATTACAAGCACGATGAATCTCATCGCCAATGACCCAATCGAGTTCGACACCTCCGAGCACCCGTGTCGTCGCCTTGCTCTTCACGCGCCCCGCACGTGCGTCATAACCCTTCCTTTTCGACACCGAGGCCAGTAGTTCCCAGCCGATGAACGATACGCCCGTAGGACGCTCGCCATTCATCAACCGCTCCAAGGCCTCGCGTTCGGACTTCCGCCGCTTGCTCAGCGTCCTGAACTGCACCTCGCCACCGGGCCAAACCTGACCAACCGCACGACGCCAACCGCTCTCCGTGCGCAGCGGCGCCACGACCAGAATCGACAGGTCGCTGGGCTCTACTCCTTCCTCTTTTGCCGTCCTGTCGATAGTCCACAGCGACATCAGCGTCTTGCCGCAACCTGTTCCCGCGCTCACAAGGCCCGTGCCGCCCGCGGCCACAAGACCACGGACGGCGCGTTCCTGAGCCTCGACCGGCTCGATCGTCATCACGCATCGACCGCCTTGACCCACGCGTACGCCTCGCCGGCCATGCACCTCACGTCATCCTCATCCTCGGGCAGATACTCATCGAACGGCCGCCACTCGCTACCGCGGACGCGGTACTCCAGTTCGATCCGACCCTCCTCGTAACCCGTCGGCTCGTAGTACGCCCTACGGCTCAGGCCGTACGCGACGGACGAGTGCATGTACACGGTCATCTGATCCTCCGAGGTGCGCACGCTCCAGTCGTCCTCAGCCGTCTCCACAGCCACGGTCTCGACCCACGCCTCGACCATCGGGTCTTTCGCGCACTCGGTCATCGCTTCGATCACTGCGTCCGCGTCATCCGAGGCATCACCGTCGAGGTAGTCCCCATTCTCAGGGTTCACCACCGACCACACGAACGCACCGTCATCGTCGTAGTAGCCCCGCACCATCACACCGCCCCATGAGATGATCCAAGAGTCGTTCTCGTCCTGCGGTCCGTCAAGGATGTAGGCCTCGCCCCGCTCATCCAGCCAGTCCACAACGCCGTCGCGAATCTCATCGTCGCGGTAGTGCTGCCACTCCACCGTCGTGTGCGCCGCGTCCTTCACGGCCTCATCGAGGTGCGAGTACCCGTCCGCATCGAACGGCTCGCCGTTCACCGTCACGTTGACGGCGACCCAGTCGTCCAGTCCGTCGCCGTACGCGTCACGAATCCACTCGACACGGACCGGACCCATCGTCAACCACCCGCTCTCGCCGTCATCATCGTAGTCGCACTCGACATCGCCCAGCGCGTTCGCCTCATCGGACCATTCCAGCGCCCCGCGCATCGCCTCGACGGCATCCGCAATCGTCCCGTTCATCATCCTCAGTCCTTCGCAAGTGCGGGCGTGTTCAGTTCTCTTGGGCAGCGGCGTGGGGATACTCCGCTGCGATCCCGACGTCGGCCCCATCGGTGATCCAACCCCCGCCGCCATCACCACAGTGCGGCTCATCGTCACCGGCTCGCCCCGCGTATCGGGGATCACCCGTCCGGTCCGTTCCATCTTCGGTTCCTCCTGTTGGTCCGGGCTCTGCGACAAGCCCTCTTGCTGTTGTCGGTATCCACTCTAACTACATCTTGTCGTTCAGTCAACCCATCTCTCTGTGTCGTTCATCACGGTCCATGTCGCCCCGTCGGGCGTCTCATCGGGCAGCCTCCTCATGCTCCCCCCGAGCCTCCCCGTTACCGTGCTCGCCATCCGCAGCCACGACAGCATCTCAGTCCACTGCAACGCGTACAGCTCGCCATCCTCCTCGTACTCCAACACCTCGACAATGGCCCGAACGTCCTCAAGCCTCACCTCGACACCGCCTCGCAGTATCACCTCTCCTTCACCTCCTCTCCGCTCATCATCATCTCGACGGCCCGCATGATCACGGGCCCTGGTACGCACGACAGGTCCCCGCCGTTGCGCCTCCTCAATTCCGTCAGCGCCTCGTCCCTGGTCATCTCGTGCTCCTTCCCATGGCTACCGGGCAGGGCCCCTCCCCGCTCAACCGGTACCCCTACCCTCCTACATCATGTCGTCCCCGTCAACCCCCTCTCCTGTGCCCCCGCTCACACTCAACAGGTGTCATGACACAACCCCCGACAGAGACCTCTGACCTCTGTGCACTAGCCCATCGGGACCAAGGTCCTATGAAGACCGACTACCTAGTGACGACACCGCTCAAGCTGGGATTGGGACTATGGTCCTATGTAGATCAACTTGTATGCACAAGTGGAGGATGAACGGGACGACAGGGGCGGAAGGATGTAGGTACATACCGGGGAGGGTGCCCATGGAGTACGACAGGCCCGAGATGTCAACCATTATGCATCGAACAGGTGTTCGAAAGAGGAGCTTGACAGGCCGGGAATCGGGGCGATGTAGGTACGAAATCACCTCTAAAGTGAATGACCGTTCATGTTCCTATCCTTCGTAATATAATATATATATATTTATATAATATAAATATTATATACAGAATATAATCATAGTAGTATAAATTGTCGTATCCTAGTATACATACCTGTACCATACATTAATGTCATAGTAGTATAATATTCTATACTACTCTTATATATTCTGAGTACGATGTATACAAAAGAGAATATAGGGTTATTAGGGGGTTCTGCTTCGCCTCGGCCCGTGTCGCCACGTGATCGATCGTTCGCTCGTTCGAACACACGGGTGAAAACAAGAAGAGTGAACAGCATGAAGCTCTCGCCCTGTCGATGCCACCCCACGGGCCGTGTCGATGCCCCGTAGGCCGACCCGCCCACCGGGTACGGGTACCCCGTCCTGTCGTACCCGGCTACCGTACCGTCCCAGATACCTCTCAGACGCGTTGTAAGCCAATCTGAGACGATTTCAGCCCCTTGCCAGTACGAGACACTGGAGAGAGGTCTAGAGGCCGTCTACGGGCCTTACAGCACGTCAGCCCCCTTGCACACGACACAGCACGAACGAGAAGACCCGGAGCACAGCACGACGGAAGCCCGTACGAGCCCTCTCGCCGTGTCGTCAGGACCACCCGGGGTTGCGATCTTAACAGCGTTAACGAGACCGAAATCACATTGGTGATGTGCTATAACGCGGGCGAAGGAAATCGGTTGCTACCGACAACGGGGCCGGGGGAGGGGGTGCGACCCCGCAGATGCGCACGGGTAGGGGCGCCGCATATACCTCACCCCCTGTCGCAGTAGAACGACAGGGGGTGAGGGGGTCAGCCCGAGTTCCGGGGGCCGAGGTAGACGACCAGCAGGTCGGGGACGTTGGTCGTGAACTCTTGGGGCTTCGCCGAGTAGCCGCAGTCGTAGCGGCGTATGGTTCCGAAGACCGTGCCTTCGCGGATGCGGAGGCGGAGGACCTCGAACTTCGGGGAGAACGGGCTGAGGTCCTGGGTGAAGCGGTCGCCCTCCTCCAGGTCGAAGTACGAGCAGACGGTGCGCTGTTCGAAAGCCATTTCTTTCCCTCCTGATCAGCCGGTCGGCTTGGATGTGCTGAGAATAGGTCCGCGTCGGAATTGTTACACGGTTACGGGGCCCGCAAAACCCCGCCATGCTGGTATCCCTCCGAAGCGTCGATGTCGGACATGCGGTACGCGTCGATCGAGCCCCGTCGGCGGAGCAGCAGGCGGGGGAACGGGAACACCGGACGTTCCAGCTGTTCCTTCACCGGATCGACGTGGTTGTCGTAGATGTGGCAGTCGCCGCCTGTCCAGATGAGGTCGCCGGGCGAGTAGCCGGTCTGCTGGGCGAGCATGTGGGTGAGCAGGGCGTAGGAAGCCAGGTTTGTTGGTAGACCCAAAAAGAGGTCCGCTGATCTTTGATACATCGAGCAGGAAAGGCGCCCGTCGTTGACGAAGAACTGAATCACAACACCGTGGCAGGGAGGGAGGGCCATGAACGGCGTCGCGGCCGGTGACCAGAGGTTGATGATGTGCCTGCGCGACATCGGGTCATGCTTCAGGGAGGCGATCACCTGCGCCAGCTGATCTATCTGGTTGTAGCGGAGGACCATGCCTTCCGGTGCGATCATCCGCTCGAAATCAGACCAGCCGTGATGCTTGTGAAGAAGCCCGGACAGGCACCGATGCACTGCTGAGGGGCTCAGCCCCTCGTTCTGCCGGAACGATCCAATGGAAGGTCGCATGATACGCTCGCCCGTCGGCGCGGTGGCCAGAACGGGGGTTGAATTGACGCGATTAACGTCCTGCGCGACCCGATCGGCCCACAAGCACGTTTCCGGGCCGTAGCGATTCGATGCGTGCAGGATGTCCTTGTCGAGCGAGTACCGATCGGGGTATTCCAACTTCATGAACCAGCCCGGGATTGTCGCAGCATCCTGTTGGAAGTTGGCGAAGGAGTGCCAACGAGCATCGACATGGACTCCTCGGGCTCCGTACCCCTTGTAGCTTTTGCACTTGGGGTCGTAGCAGCGCCGGATCATCTGGCGCCAGGTGTTGACCAACCAGTGGTACTCGGGGGCCTGGAAGTCCGCAGGACCGTAGTAGCCGACGCCATAGGTATCCCGCAGGTTCACATCCTTTCCGCGGTGCTTGACCCCGCTGAGGGGAAGCGGTTCAATCCCTGGCGGTTCGAAGATCCATGGTTTGACAGGCTGGACAAGGGCGGACAGGCGCATCTGCTTACCATAGACGGGTCCGAGGTCGCCATCTTTGTCGGCCCAGGGCGCCCACCAACCCGCTCCGAGTTCACGGAGGCGGGGTTCGGAGGTGGAGCCCTCGATCTGCCAGAGGAGCTCGGCTTTGATGGGCTTCATGGGGACGTACTTGGTGGTGATCCGCGGGAAGCCCTTCGACAGGTCGTAGCGGAGATGACGGCCGAAGACGGAGCGGGTGCCGACACCGGTGCGGTCGTCGCGGGGCTCGCCGTGAAGGAGGACGTCTTCGAGGAGGCACTCGTACTGGTCGTTGATCTCGGGCATCAGAACAGAGCCTCCTGCGTGCCCCAGACCTTGACCTCATCCAGGGCGTCGTAGGTGTCGAAACGGCGGTTCTCCTCCGCAAGGCCGGTGGTGCGGATGAGGTAGGTCCTTCCTCGATGGTCGATGTCGGTGATCATCCGGCTCTCCTCGTTCTTGTAGAGGATGATGTCGCCGACCCGGCAGTCGCGGGCCTGTTTGATGGGCATCAGAGGTTTCCTTTCGTGTCGTTGACGGCGGTGAGTCCGCGTTGGAGCATGAGGCGGGCCTGGAGGCCGACGGCCGCGTTGCCCGCGAGACGGATGCGCGCGGTGCGTGAGAGGCCCGCGGTGTTGTCGGTGGGCAGGCCCATGAGCCACTCGACGAAGGCGGCGTTGAGGCGGCCCTCGATGTCCTTCAGAGGCGGATGGAAGTCCTGGACGACACGGGCCCAGGTGATGATGAGCGCGGGGTCGGGGTCGGGACCCTCGTGAATCCGGGTCTGAAGGTTGGCGCCCCCGGCTCGTCCGCTCCGACCCGGCCCCGTCGCGGAAGAGGCGGTCGGTGTCGGGAGCAGGCCGGCGGGCGCGACCTGCCGGATGGTCCTGACGCGGCAAGGCTCGAAGCGGCGCCGGGCCGCGACGAGCATGATGCGCTCACGACGGTGCGGGGCTCCGACCTCCCAGGCCCCTCCACTAGCGACAGTGGCGCGGTAGCCGTGCTCCTCCGACAGCCGGCGGGCGAGGTCGAGATAGGTGCGGTAGCCGCCGGGGACGTTTTCCGCGACGATGAGGTCCGCGCCGCCGGCCACGGCCATGTCGAGGGCCTCGTGGATGAGCGACGACCGGGTACCGGAGCCTTGTTCGGCGCTGAGGTCCTGGCGGGGCGCCCCGATGGTGACGATGGAGCCCGAGGGGACGACTTGGTCGCGGAAGTCCTTGCGCACTTCGGCGTCCGGGGAGCGGTGATTCAAGTACTTGCGGGCGGGTCCGTAGTTGTCGGAGAACGACTGGGGGCGGGCGGGCTCGGCAAGGCCTGTGGAGATGGCCCGGGCGAGCTCGCCAGTGCCGGAGAACATATCGATGATCGGTGTCGGATTCATGTCAGTCAATCTCCTCGCACTCGATCTCGACCTCTCCGGTGGCCACGAGGGTGTTCAGGGCCAGGATGCGGTACCTTTTGTCTCCCGCGCGGACGTAGATCGTGTCCCCGAGGTAGGCTTCAAGGAGATCATCGGAGAGCATGAACGTGGTGGGCTCATCCGGACCGTAGGTGATGCGACCGACGGCTTCAGTTGTCAGTGGCCCCACGTCAGTTCCTGCCCTTCCAGACGAGGGCTTTCATACGGATACGGTCGGTGTCACCATTATCGGGCTCCCAGTAGTCAACGTCATCAGCGACGGCGAGCGACACGGGCTCGAAGTCGAGGCGCTCCCGCATGTCGATGAGAGCGGAGTCATCGTAGAGTTCGCGCTCCGTGTCGGCTCTGAAGACGATCATTGTGTCGTCGTCGAACTGTTCGAGATGCTGTTTGAGATCTGCGAGGGTGATCAAGGCGGGGTCCCTTTCAGTCGATGATCTTGTCGAGGGTGTCTTTCGGCGACAGGTAGAAGGAGTTGACCAGATCACCGACTCCGATGTAGTAGGTGACTTCGACAACATCTTCGTCGCACTCGAAGCCCGCGATCCGGAAGTTCTGGCCGCCATCGCGGAAGAAGTCCCCAGGCTTCATAGTCTTGACGGGCGATGGTTGGATGATGATAGGCGTGTGCTTCATGTCAATCAGTTTCCGTGTCGGGGACAGACGCGGGATTTGTCAGGGCGTCTTCGTAGCGCTTCTTGGTGCGGTCCCACTCGGACTGGGCGCTGCGGAGCTTCCTCTCACGTTCCTCCTCCGTCAGCCGGAGGCGGTAGACGAGGTCTTCTCCGCTGTTGAGGCCGCCGGTCTTATCGAGACGGCCGTCGGCTACGTCCTTGTCCAGGGACTCAACCGTCTTGAGGATGCGAATGAGGGTCTTCCTGGGAAGGGACAGGAAGTCCACGCGGTTGAAGGTTGCGACCATTCGGCCCTGTTGATTGTAGGCGCTGAGGTCCTCGAAGTTGGTGGGGCGTGGCATTGTTGGTTTTCCTCTCAGTAGTAGATGCGGGTGACTTCGTCGTTCCAAAGGAAGAGTTGCCAGGAGCACTCTGGTGAGCTTTCTGCCTTGAAGTTGATGCAGAACCCGACCTCGTTGCCCAGGGGGACCAGGTTCTTGTCGATAACCTCGAACTCCTTGTCGTCGAGGCGGATGTGGTCCCCGGTGAGGATGTACCAGACGGGTGCGGTCTCCTCCATGTCGGCTCCTTCGGTTCGGTTGGTGCTTCCAGCATAGAGATGTATCGGGCATACGTCAAGCCCTGGGTTCGTTACGCTTGGGTCACGACGACGAGAGGAGGTCGTATGGGCAACGTGGCGCACTACGCAGCCGCCTGCGCGCGATACTACGCGATGGCGGACGTGGGGTACAGCCAGCCCGACAGGTGGACGTTCTACGACAGGAGCGACTGGGACGGCTGGCTGGTCAGGTCCCCGGCGAACGCCGACTGCTCCGCGCTGGTGTCGGGGTGCTACAACATCGCGGCACACCATGAGTGGGGCGAGCCGTTCACCGCAGGGTACTTTCCCCGGGATACGTGGACGGGGAACATCCGGGAGTACGCCCTGGAGCGGAACTTCGCCGATATCAGCGACTCGTGGGTAGGTAACGTACCTACCGGGGGCTGGTACGCGGGCGATATCGTGCTGTCGGAGGGCGCAAGCGGGGGTCGTGGCCATGTGGCGATGATCATCAATGGTGGTTCCGGGCCCGACAGTGACGGGGCACTGCTGGCCGAGGCGTGGATCGCCGAAGACGGCAGCATCGACGGCTGGGAGGGCGACCAAACGGGTGACGAAGTGCGCATTATTGCGTACAACGACCATCCGTACACCCAGCAGGCGGCTTGGACGCACGCGCTGCGGCGCCGGGACAACCCGAGCCCGCTGACCGGAGGAGACTCCGCAGCAGCACCAGCCCCGCAGGCGAGCGGCAACGAGAGCGTTCAGGCCGCAGTGCTGAGAGCCGCGGACGATGTGGGGCTGCACTGGGCTGTGGCACTGGGTCTGGCCGACCAGGAGAGCAACTGCACGAACGTTTATGGTCACGATGTGGGCGGTGCGTGCTCGGGTTGGGGAGAGGTGACGAGGGAGAACTTCCTGAACCACTTCCTGCCTGCTGTGCTGGATTGGGAGACCAGTAATGGCGTGGGTCCGACGCAGGTGACTTACAACGGGTACTTCATCAATGAGCCCAATAGGGCGTGGTGGGATCCGCACGAGTCGAGCGTCGTGGGGCTGTCGATCCTGAGGGATTACCTCGGGGGCGACTACAGCGCCGACAGCATCCGGAGGGCCGGCAGCCGGTACAACTGCGGCAATGAGAGTGACCAGTACTGGGGCTATGGCGAGAGCCTGCTCCAGCACGTCAACAGCTGGTGGTATTCAGAGCGCCCCAGCGGTGGTTCGACAGTGGACGAAGTGGAGAGGATCATCATGGCCAACGGCGATGACATTGTGAACGCGATCAATGCGGTTCGTGGGGAGTTGCGGTACGGCAAGGCCAACGAGCGGCAGGCCGGGGACGTGATCTGGGGCGTGGAGCAGAACAGGCTGCTGCTTACTCAGGCCGTCGCGGCGCAGAAGGAGACCAACGGGCTCATCAAGGAGCTCGTCGAGGCGATTAAGAAGGGGAAGTGAGAGCGAGAATGCTTACCACGATTCAGAAGCCCGAGGTCCGCAAGGCCACCTACGGTGTTGTGGCCGCCGTCATGACGCTACTGATGGTGCTGGGCATCGTCAAGGCGGATGACGCCGCGCAGTATCTGGACTCCATCAGCCAGGTCGCCGGTGTCGTGTTCCTGCTCATCGCCCGCTACTTCGTCCCGGCTCCCGCCCCCAAGAACGAGGCGGCCGCGATGACGCAGGACGGCGAGCTGGAGCGTCCGACTGTGATCAACCCGGTTCGTTACGGCGCCGGGGACGGCCCCGAGAAGGCGTGATATACTAGGGCTCTTCCTTTCGGGAGTGTGTTGGGTGAGAAGAAGCCCCCGAGGTCTTTGAGGACTTCAGGGGCTTCTTCATGTCACTTGGCTGAGTAGCGACCTCGAATCTTGGAGGGGCTGTAACCGCCCCAGATGTCGCCCTGGTCGTCCACCACGACAGGGGCGGAGGTGTATCCTGCTTTGACGGCCTTGTCGAGGATGTCGGGGCTGTCGGCGAGGGCTCGCTCGACATAGGGGACGCCCATCTTGTCGGCGTACATCTTGGTCATGCGACATTGCTGGCAGTTGGGCTGAGTGTAGATGGTGAGCACGGGTTCTCCTTACAGGTTTATGAGGATGGCGATCAGTGTGATCATAGTCGCGAACTTGTCCTTGTCTCCGTGAGAGTACATCAGCTCTCCTCATCGGTTGTGATGAGACGGGCATGCTTTGCGAGTGCGTACTTACCGATGATGTGGTACTCGAAGGCAGTGCCGTTGTCGATGAGGGCGATCACGTCGCCGTAGTGAGCGATATCTCCGTTCTCCAGGGGGAGCGAACCATCGCTTCGGATCGAGGAACCCACGTAGTCAGCGATGATCTCCTTGTGGGCAGCGGTATAGACGGCGACAGCCAGGACATTGAGCATCTTGTCGTCGCAGGGCTCGACGAGGAAGATCGGGACGGTGACGCAGCGGAACTTGTAGCCGGGGTTACGGAGGACCTCGATGCGGGTGAGGGGGCCGTCGCTGAGGTAGGGCTTGATGAGCAGACTGGCGACATGCTCTCCATCGACGGTGAGACGCTGCTCACTAACGACGTGGAGGGTGTTCGTGTAGATGATGAGGTCTCCGATCCACAGGTCGTCGGCTGTCTTGAGAACGGTTTGCATATCGATTCCTCTCGGTTGCGTGAACGATCTCAGTATAAACCTATCCGAAGAGGTGGGGCGATAGACTGCGAGTGAGTAATACCGTCTTGACTTCAGGAGTCTGCGATGCTAGGCACTGAGCCGCCCCAGGCGCCCTATGCGAGGGTCGTGGGGCAGATTCTCACGCCGGACGACATGCGCCCGGCCGGCGACGTCACGGTCGTCTTCACGTACGGACCCTATGTCGTCTCCTACGGCACGGCCTACATCGAGCGGCGGATCGAGGTGGGGGTGGACCCGTCCGGGGCGCTCTACGACCCGGCAACGGGCAAGAACTACGTCGATCTGATCGCCCCGGGAGCAGGGGTGACGCCCGCGGGGCAGTGGCTCTGGCACATCGACGTCGTCGCAAGCGGGGACTACCTGCTCCAGGGCGACCTGGCTCTTCGACAGGGCACAGTGGTGGACGTCGCGAGTGTCCTGACGAACGGGGACGGCATGCTGGCCAACCCGTTCGCCCGCCAGAGGCCCGCTGTCGGAGGTGCGGGGGCCGGGAACCCGGCGCTGCCCGGTCCGACACCGCCCGCGGAGGGGCTGGAGGGGCTCACGGCGCGCGTGGAGAACCTCACTCAGGCGCTCAACGGGCTGAGAACCGAGATCGCGGACAACAAGAGGGCGATCGACGAACTGAAGGCGCAGCCCCCGGGTGGCGGGGACAGCAACGAGGTCGAGATGATCGACAACGGCGACGGAACAGTGACGTACAAGGACAAGACGGTGCCGCAGGGCACTCCAGAGGGCTGAGGAATGGCTAAGCAGTTCGTGGGGAAGGCCACAAGTTACACGGTTGACGGCGCAGAAGCGCGTTTCATCGACAACGACGAGCAGACGCAGGCGCTCAACACGCTGCGGAACGAGGTGCCCGGTCTTGCGGATGCAAGAATCGAGGCCCGCATCGAGGCGTACAAGCAGGAGGTCAACGCCAAGTTCGCCCTCAAGACGGCTCTGGACGGCCTTCTGAAGGCTGTCGATGCCGCTGCCACCTACGCCCCCAAGAGCGCGCTGGAGGGGCTCCTGAAGGCTGCTGACGCGGCCGCGACGTACGCCTCCAAGGGCGAGCTCCAGGCCGCCAAGGACGCGCTCGACAAGGGGCTGAAGGACAACGCGGACGCCGATGCCCGCAGGTGGAGCGTCATCAGCGCCAACAAGACGGATGTCGCTGACCTGAAGACCCGGGTGAAGGCCCTCGAGGACAAGCCCGCCGCCCCCGGGGGCCAGGGTGGTGGCGTGCAGGCAGGCGATACGGGGTGGGTGGACATCGCTCAGGGCCAGGTAGGTGCCGGACAGTACCAGTACCGTGTCGTCGGAGCCACGATGTTCTTCAGGAAGAAGGGCGATGAGTGGCGAGCGCTGCCCAAGCCCGCAGCGATGAACACGCACATTGCGACGTTGCCGCAGAACTACGGGAAGCTGGAGCGGGCGAGCGTTCTGGTCGTCAAGAAGGACGGGGACAACTGGATCTCGGACGGCTCCATGATCGAGATATGGCCGAACTGGACCGTGAAGTACACCTGCAAGGACCTTCAGGGCGTCTACGCCATGGACCTGCTGACGACGTCGGTCGAGAAGCCGCTGCTCACCCCGGCCCAGCCTGGCGGCGGAGTCACCGAGGAGACCCTCAACCAGAAGATCAACGAGCTCAAGACCGGTCTTGAGGCGAAGATCACTG